GAGGGTTGATCAGCACCGCTCGAAGTCCTCCTCGCCGATCCGGGTCTTAACCAGGGCGATCCGGCCCAAGCCGTACTCGGCGGCCAGTTCGACCAGCATGGTCCGCACCCGGTCCGAATCGAATTCCAGGCAAGAGGCGATAAACAGGTAAAAGGTTTTCCTGTCGCGCCAGGCGTCCACGACGATGAACGACTCGGTGATGGGCTGGACAAAGGTAAAGCCGACGCCGCCCCGTCCATTGACCGGAAAGGTCCAGGCCGCGGGCGGCCCGCCGGCGTTCATATTGATTCGCTCCATGACCGCCTTGACCAGCCGGGCGGCTTTGACCTGACTCAGGAGGCCCTCGACGATAAAGACGGCCACGTGCATTTGCCGGCCCAGATCGGGAATCGTTCGGGCTTCATTCATCGGCATACTCGCCGCCATCATTCTGTCCCTCGTTCAAATCAACCGCGCCGGCCACCGAAGACAAAGGCGCCTGGGTGGCCTGGACCAGGATGACGTCCCCGCCGTCTATGGCTTCGTAGCCGACCATTTCGCGGCGTTCGTTGACGGTCAGAAAGTCGGCCGTCCGGGCCCGCTCCCACAAGGCGTCGCGCTTGGGCGACAGGGCCGGCACGTCGTCCAGGACGTAGTCCAGGAAATAGCCGTCGCAGCCGTCGCCGAAAAACCAGTTGTTCCACTCACCGCGCAGAAAATTCAACCACCAAAAAACCGTGGTCTCCCAAAAGGCCTGCCGGGCTTCCTTGTAGTTGGCGTAGGTGTTGTCGCCGGGCAGCCCGAGCAGCAAGGACGGCACGCCGTAGGCCAGGCAGATGCGCCGGGCCATTTCCCGGCCGCCCTCGACGTAGTCCAGTTCGGCCGGCGACCAGTTGTAAGGCTTGACCTCGACGCCTTCCCCCCACAAAATGAGATTCTGGCCGGCATTGTCCGGCCCGGCGTGGTTTTCCCGGAGCATGCGTTCGAGCTGATCGAACTGATCGTCGGTCAGTTCCTGTTTATACAGGATGACCATGCCCGGGCGGCCGTGGTTTTGGAGCAGGGCCTTGTTCCACTCGGCGGCCTGGTTGGCCGTGTCGATTTCGCGAGCGCCGGACTGGGTCGCGGCCGCGCCGTACCAGTCGTCCAGGGGATGAAAGGTTTTTAGTTGCAAGACGTCGCAGCGGCCGGTGACCGGGTCTGTTTCCCATGTGCGCTTTTGACCGTTGACCAAGTACTCGAAACCCTTAACCGAGCCGGCCAGGGGGCCATCCTCGCGAATGAGCACCGAAACCCGATCGGGCCGCAGCACGTAAAGCTCCTTGGGCACGCCGGCGTTGGCGCCCGTGGACGGCGACACGCGCTCGAAATAGACGTTGCCGGCCATGAGCAGGAAGGCCACGGCCCGCAGGATCAAAAAGGCCAGGCTGTCGTCAGGGTTAGGCCGCCGCAGCAGGGAGACTAAAGGGTGATCCGGCGCCTCCTCGAGATCGCCGTTCGACGCCCGCCGGTACAACAGCCAGGGCACCGAAGCCACGGCCTTGCTGACTTCATCGATGCAGCGGAAGGCCACGACGTTGGTCAGGTAGGTTTCGCGGGCGTAGACGTCATAGCGAGCCTCGGGCCAGGTAGCCCCGCCAAAAGTCCCGCCGGCCAGCAACCCCTGGACCTTGCTGGCCTTGACCTCGCGGCGAAACAGTCGCGCCCAGAAACCCATCAGGTCAGGTCCACTGGCTCGGCCACGGACCAACCGCTGACGGTCAGGCCCCAGACGTTAGCCGAAGACAGGTTCATGGTAAAGCGGACCTGGTCGCCGCGTTGAAAGAGCATGGGCGCGGACGGCGACCAATACAGGTCCGAAACCGTTGACATCAGCTGGCTGATAAAGCCGCCGTTGTAGGCTGAGCCCTGGACCGCGGAGACATAGGCCCGGAAATATTCGGCGCTGGCGTGCAGAACGGACAGATGCAGCCGGATGTCGGCCAGCTCGAAGGCGCAGCCGGGCGCCAGGCTTTCGTCCATGGCTGCGGCGCTGCCTTCGGCGAAAAACTGAAAAAACTCATACCGGCCGACCGGCAACCGCGTCTTGGTAAACGACATTTCACAGCCTCCTAAGTCCGGGCGGAACCTTGCCCGGGCCCTCACGGAAATATTTTAAGGCCATGCTGAGCATGTCGGCCTGGTCCATGGTCGCGCTGTTGGGAAAGGCCTCGATTTCGGCCTCAAACTCGGGCAGCCAGCCCGCGGTCGCCGGCAGCCAGACCAGGCCGGCCTCGACGGCCGGGCTTTCCACGGCCAGGCGCGTGATCTTGTCGCCCTCGGGCTTGAAGGGCACCAGGGGCAGCCGCTCGATCTTGGGGATTTCCTGGAGCAGCGACGAGCCGGTGGACTTGTCCTCGATGACCACGGCCGACGGATGCCATTTTTTGGCCAAAGAAACCACGGCTCGCTTGCCGTCCGGATAGTCCATCCAGCGGCGATAAACATCCACCAGGTACAGCCCGGTCTTGGTCTCGACCCACGTGCCGCAAACCCAGGGCGCGTTAAGCAACTCATCCGACTTCTGGGCGGTATCCCAGAACTGCGCCACCCGCACCCACAACCCAGGGATGGGCAGCTCGCCGTAGCGCTGAAACCACTTGAGCTTGATCAAGCCGCCGCCCAGAGGCGACGGGCGCTGCTGGAGCTGCGCGGCCGTGCCATACGACCCCAGCGACCGCTCTATCCTGACCACCTCGTCCTCGGGAAACCTCTCCGGCCAGATCAGCTCCCTAGGCTCCGTCCGCGGGTCCTTGACGACCAGGCTGGTCCGGGATCGCTCCTCGACCTCGTAGCGGCACGGCAGGCAAAGGTGCTCATAGCCCAGGTTCTGGGCCAGGATGTGGCCGGTCAGGTCCTTGGCGTGAACCCGCTGCATGATGATGACTACGGCGCCGGTTTGCGGATCGTTAAGCCGCGTGGACATGCTCTGGTCCCACCAGTCGCGCACGGCCTCCATCCTTTTTTCGCTGAAAACATCCTTCTTGACGTTATGCGGGTCGTCCACCACCAGGATGTCGCCGCCCTCGCCGGTGGTGGCCCCGTCCACGGACGTGGCCAGGCGCACGCCGGTGTGATCGTTGTCGTAACGCAGTTTTTCGTTCTGGTCCGAGGTTAAGACGAAGGCGTCGCCCCAGCGTTCCTGGTACCAGGCCGACTGAATAAGCCGGCGGCACTTGACCGAATCGCGGATAGACAGCGATTGAGCGTAGGAAGAAAACAGCCAGCGCAGGGCCGGCCGCTCGCGCGGACCCCACTCCCAAGCCGGCCAGAACACGCTGACGGCCAGGGACTTCATGTGCCGCGGCGGGACGTTGATGATCAGCCGCCGGATTTGACCTCGAGACACCGCCTCGAGGTGTTCACAGATGACGTCCAAGTGCCAGCCCCAGACCAACGGGGACACGGGCTCGACCACGGGCCAGCCCAGACGGACAAAATCCTTCAGGCTTGCCTTGGCGTCAGCCCGATCCAGGGCCTTGAGGCCGTCAACCGGCCGATGCAGCGCGGCGGCTAAGGATTGCTCTAATTGCATCCCGCTCTTCCTGGGTCAGGTCAGAAAAATCAATTTTGACCGGCAGCGCGACCTCGCCGGAATGATCGTGCTTCTCCGGCGCGTATGAACCCTTGAGCTTGAAGGCCAGGTCCAGGGTCCGGCGCTGGACCTCGATGGCCTCGACCTCGCGTTCGTCAACCACCCGGCCTTCGTGGGCGAAAAACTTGGTCTCCCTGGCGTTGAGCAGGGAAACCAGCTTGATCTTGAGGGCGCTTTCGGACAGGCCGTGCTCGTCGAGCCAAGTATTGATTTTGTCAGCTAGTTTAGTAAAGTTCTGGTAACCGATAGACCGGAAGGACTCGTCGCTGGAGGCCAGGTACCCGGCACGCTTGGCGCTCTCGGTGGCGTTGAGAAAGGTGGTCGAGCAGCCTTCGTTGAGGAAGTGCTTTAACCAGGCGTTCTGTTTAGTCGGCTTTCTCTTGGCCATCGGCGCCCCTTTCCAGTGTTGCCTAATAAGTTTGAGCGGAAAAAATTTAAAGGTCAAGCGGCCGCGGACGTCAAAATTGCATATTCTGGAGTCAAAATTGAACTAGCCAGGCCTGAAAGCCCGGTTTGACCCCGTTGGAACCGCCAGGCGAGGTATTCGACGTTGGTTAAAGTCGGGGTGCCGATCTCGTAGGTCACCGGCAGGCCTTCCCGGCGAAAAACCACCTTGGCCGTGTTAGGGCTGTCGGCGCCGATAAGCCGGGCGATGGCCTTCCAGCCGCGGGCGACTTCAACCTGAAACTGGATGATAACCAAGGTAATCCTCGATGACTTTGCGCGCCGCCTCGAAGCCGTGGCAGACCTCGGCGCGGTAGCCGTACGCGGTCAGGAGGCGCTGCCAGGCCTTCTGTGAAGGCGTAGCGCGGCCGTCCGGGGCCTTCATCTCAATAAACAGCCCGTGATAGCCGTTTTTCGGCACGGGCAGGCAAAGGTCGGGCACGCCGGCCTTGACGCCTTCGGCTTTAAGCTTGCCGGCCACGGCCGGATGACGGTGGCCGCCGTTGGGGATGGCGAAAAGCAGCCGCAGTTCGGGCCGGCCGTATTCGTGCCACCCGGCCCAGGCCATGAGCGCGCGCTGCTCCCGGTGTTCGAGAGCCGGCGCTTTTCCTTTCAAGGGCATTAGCCGAGCCCCCGATCTTCGGCCAGCCAGGCGGGCAATTCGACGGTGAGGGTTTGGCCCGGCTCGATCGCCGCTTCGTTGACGTCGTCCGGAAGCTTGATCTGCGACTTGGGCAGCCAGGCCCGGGTGAAGCCGTCGGTGACCCAGACTGCGTCGCTGGTTTCCCAGATGATCTCGACGTCGATTTCCACGATTTCCTTGTCGTTCATTAGCGTTCCTTTTACGCCGCCTTTTTCTTTTCCAGGCCGGCCTGGACCCGGCGGCAGCCTTTACGCAGGCCGGTGAGCAAGGCGTCGAGCTTGGCCTTGAACTCGGCCGGGCTGACTTCTTGGTCGGCGTAAGCCGTGTTGAGGACGCCCAGGTAGGCCTTGACCCTTTTCCACCAGGCGCCGCCGTCGAGCAGGACCTTGGCCCGGCCCAGGTATTCGTTGATCAGGTCGTCGGCGGCCAGGGCCTGAACGATCCCCTTGAGGGTCATGTCTTTTTCTTTAATGATTTCCATACATAAACCGCTTTTCCCTTTTCTTAAACCGGCCTAAACCGATCCTAAACCGGTCTTTTTCTAATAATATCGCCGGTTAAACCGGTTAAACCGATTTTCGAGGCCATATACCCCTTGTGCGCGCGCGCGTTTACATTCTAGTACTAGATATATATAATACTCCCGCGCGTGCGCGCGCGCACAAGGGGTAGGTCTCTTTAAAAACTGGTTTAACTGGTTTATTCATTGAAACCATTACATAAAGACTGGTTTAGGGCCGGTTTGGGGCCGGTTTAGTAAACTGCTTTCGCTTTTGATGGTAGTCTCTCAAACGCGGTTTATCCGGTTTGGCGCCATTCCGCGAGCCCGGGGTGGTCTCCGAAAATCGGGATATTCGGTTTACGTCGGCCGCGCTCCGATGCGGGGCGGCATTCAGGCTCAAGGCCGATCCGGTCATCAAAATGGCGTCTCCTCGAGGCCAAACCCGGTCAGGTCCACGCCGGCCGCGTCTAGCTTGCCCACGTCCAGGGCGTAGACCTTGACCGTCTTTTTAGGGGCGCCGTACTGTGACCCCTCAAAGACGTTCATGGTCGTCTTGCCGATGAAATAGGGTTCGCCCTTGAGCCGCCTTTTCAGGCTGCTTTCGTCCAGCACTTCGCCGTCGAAGCTGTACTCGCGGGCCCACTTGCGAAACTTGGGATAAAGCGTCTGGAGCCGCAGCAGCAGCCGGTCGTCCACGACCCGGAAGTCCTCGTCCTGCTTGACCAGTTCCTTGCCGGCCATGGCGGCCATGGCGCCGATCCCTTCGATGATCAGGTCGATGTCCGACTTGGGACGCGGCCCTTCGCCGATGAGGGCCGCCTTCTGGCCTTGGTCCACCGCGGCCAGGAGCGGGTCAATGTTAATTTCGACACCCTCGGCGATGAGGTGTCGCTGCCAGAGCCGGAGGCCCATGCGCACCGTGGCCACGTTCTGTCGGATGCGGTCCTCGAAGGCGGCATCCGCGGCCTTGAACTCGTCCTTCCAGATCGCGGCGATTTCCTGGTCGGGCAGGCCCAGGCTCCAGCGGAGATACTTGAGTCCGGCGCCGGCCAGGTTGAGCAGCATGAACTCCTGGATGTGCCGCCGGCCTTCGCGGCCGGTTCTGGTGCAGATGACCTCGATGATCCGTTCCTTGAGCGCCGGCTCAAACAGGGTCTGCTCGCCCAGCAGGATGACCGGCGCGGTGTAGGTGTAGACTTTCGAGGTCAGGCCTTCGGGGCCGGCCTGGCCGCGTTCGCCGGTCAGGGCGTTGTAGCAGGACCGGCAGAAGCCGCTGACTTCCGATATTTGCCTCGGGTTCAGCTTGGACGGTTTGTATTCGTCAAAGGCCAGGGGCACCAGGTTGGTACTGTGGGCGTTAAGCATGAAGGTGAAGCGGGTCATTTCGTCCACCTTGCGCGGGCCTTCGTGGTCGCCGAAAAACGGCAGCAAGACCATTTCCACGGTTTTGGTCTTGCCCGCCCCGCGTTCGCCCCAGAGCAGCAGGATGGGGAATTGCCGGCGGAGCTGCGGCACGGCTTCGACCAGCCTGGCCTTGAAGGGCACGGCGCCCATCCAGCCCAGGATCGGCGCGACCACCGAAGGTTCATTGAAATCCAGCAAGGCCTCGACGACCTGCTTGGTTTCGCCGGCGTCGGCCGGCTTGATCTTGTCCGGTTCGTACCCGATCCGGGTCGAATTCTCGGACCAGAAGATCAGGTCTTCGATCTCGCCGGTCGCCGTCAGGGTCCGGTTGCTGGCCACCAGGACCCACCGGCCGTCGCGCAGGTGCAGGCCCAGCTTGGATTCGCCCCGGTATTTCGGGCAGGGCTTTTCCGCGGTCAAAACCTTGATCTGCTGGATTTCGTCTTCGGCGCCGACCCAGCCCGCGCCCAAATCGCCCAGGGCCTTTTTGAAGGCGACCTTCGAGGCCCAATGGTGCGGCCAGAGGGTCACCTCGGACCGGCCGTGGCCGTTCATGCAGACCAGGGCCTCGAGAACCTCCTGGCGCTCGACCTTGATCCGCCGGGTCGGGGCCAGGGTAAAGTTGCTGATAGGTTCTTCCAGTCCGTCTTTCTTGATCTTCCAATAGACGCCTCCCTTCTCCACGACCCGCACAAAGGCGTTAAAGCCGGGACTGAATGTTGGGGCAGCCTCGATGGCCGATCGCAACGCCTGGGGCCAGCCAGGGGCCTTGCGCGCCAAATTTGTAATATCCTTCGACTGCGGCGTTCCCTCGACCAGGCCGGCGGCCTTGAGGTCCACTACTTTTAGGGACTCGACCACCGGGCCCAGGATGGCGGCGGTTTTTTCCGCGCCCTGGAGCCCGCCCTTGTCCGCGTCGTAAACCAGGACAACCCGGCGGCCCTTGAATAGCTCGGCCCAATCCTTCTGGAAAGACAGGGCGCCGTTGGTGTGGGTCATGGCGTTAAACCCGGCCTGGACCAGGACCAGCCGGTCGAGCTCGCCTTCGCAGATGATGACTTCCTCGTCGAGAGGCAGCGCGGCCAGTTCAGGCAGGCCGTAAATGGCCGCGCCACCGAAGCCGGGCCAATTGAGCATTTTTTGCTCTGCGTGCGGGCTGTAGCGCCGGAGGTTGAGCAGCCGGCCGCCGGCGTCGAAAACGGGGATGATCAGGCGCTTTTCGTCGAGCTTGTTGCCCAGCCTGAATCGTTTGACCGAGTCTAGGCTGATGAGGCGCTCCTTGGCCAGCCAGTCCAGCCCGGCCTGATTGGCCAGTAGAGCCTGGTGATATTTTTCGACCAGGCCCGGATCGAGTTCGGCCTGGCGCTTGGGCTCCTGCTTTGGCCCTGAGGAATCGACGCCCGGTTTTTTTCCCTGCCCGCCGGCCGGGCCCCGCTCGAGGGTCACGCCGTACAGCCGGGCCAGGTCGAGCATGGCTTCCTTGAACCCGCCCAGGCTGTGGAACTTGGCGTGGAAGCTGAAGATGTCGCCGGATTCGCCGCAGCCCTTGCAGTTCCATAGGCCCGAAGTCGTGTTGACGGACAGGCTGTGCTTGGTGTCGCCGTGAAACGGGCACAGCCCGACGACCTGGTCCTGGCCGGCCGGCTTGATTTCCCGGACGCGCTCCCGGAAGTAGCCTCGGTAGTCGACCGCAGCCCGGACCCGCTCCCGGTTCTGTTCCTGCCACTGGGGTCTCATTGGGTGGTACGCCTACCTAAATCGCCCCATGCCAGGACCATTTTTGACTGAGTATTTCGGCCGGAACCTTGCCGGCCAGGTCCACGCCGGACTCGATGAAAACCCGGACCAGCTCGCTTTTTTTACAGGTCTTGAATTCGCCGCGCTTTTTCAGAAGCTTCTCGAACAAAAAGACCTTGGCTTTTTTGTCGGCGAAGACGCCGAATTCCTCGCCCAGCTTCAGGATTTCCGCCTTGGTTTTCTTGTTCAGGTATTCCTCGTCTAAAACCCACTCCTTTGCCAGGTTCAAGCCCAGAAGTTTTTCGCCGACGATGCGCCGGCCAATCGGTGAAAAGTCGCGCTGTAAAACCACCTGCACGGCCGCGTCCTTGAGAGTCGCGCGCAGTTGATCCGGCTTCATGGACAGGACAAATTCAAGCATTTCCTCCGCTGAAAGAAAACAACAGAGGCCTCTTTCAACTTTTTCTTCGCGCTTGGCGTAATTACGGCTGAACCATTCAAATAGTTCCCGGTTTGATTTCAACAATGCGGCCAGGATTAACTTTTTGACTTCAAGGCCGTCCAGGTCTGTGCTTTCAAAGCCGACCGGAATCCGTTCACGGAAGAACCGCTCGCGGAAATACGTGCCGTGCCAGTCCGGCGAGGCGGGTTCGTCGGGCTGGGAGGCCGCGCCCTGGCTATGATTGTTGTTCCTGGATGCCTTCTCGGTGCGGCTTTGTTTATTAAAGCATTTATTGTCGCCGATGCAGGCCGTTTTTACTCGAGGCTTGCCATTAAGCTCAACCAAACTGACAAAATTATTGCAGACCTTACATTCAGAGCCGGCCTTGCTCCAGATGTAATTATATTCGTTCCAAACATCTTCCATGAACCGGAATCCATTGGTGCCATACTTTTTCCCGTATTTCTTCCAGTTGGCCAGGAGCCAATTGTTTTGTTTTTGCTTGAAACACTTTCGGTTAAGGCAAAGCTTTTCACCGCCTAGATCGCCGAACAGATTTTTCTGTACATCCGAGTTTTCTACGCAGGTCAGACATTCAGACAGGTCGAACAAGGCGGTGCTTAGTTCCGGCGACATTTCATTGATTTCTTCCCTTAAATGCTTGACGGTTAAGTTGCGATCTCTGACCATCTCAAATAGAGACGTTTTTTCTTTATCGTCGTTGAGTCTTAACAGTTGCTCTAAATGCCCGTAAACAACAGCTCCGGTTTCCCAGGCCTCGAGCACGCTTTCCGGCAAGGCCAGCACCGCCACGCGCCGGCGGATGTAACGCGGGTTGACGCCGGTGCGTTCGGCCAGACCCTCCAGGGCCACCACACCCTTGCGCCGCTCAAGGTAGGCCTGGAAGCAGCGGGCTTCCTCGAGCTCGGTCAGATCCTCGCGGACCAGGTTTTCGATGGTTTGGACCTCGAAGGCCTGGTCGTCGTCCAGTTCCCGGATCACGGCCGGAATCAACGAATCGCCATTACCGTTTTCCCGGCTGATTTGTGACAATGCTCTGAAACGTCGTTCGCCGGCCACGATCTCGAAAGCCCCGTTTTTCGACCGGACCACGATCGGTTCGATGACGCCCTTTTCCTTGATCGAAGCCACCAATTCGTCGAACTTGGGTCCAGAAAAGCTTTTCCTGGGGTTGAACGGGCTGGGCTTGATCTGGCTTAACTCTATTTCCCTGTATGATTGAATCATGGAGGTCCTCTCCTTTTTTGTTGCGGGCGGTTCACCGATTTTCCCGCAAGCCTTTTCGGGGTTGCAGTGGCCTCCCGGCCGAATACATTTACCCGTGCCGCCGGGTATTTTCACCCCGCGCTTCGGGTTGGCCATGCCCTTGTGAAATTCGCATTGAGCGCAGCTTGATGACACGAATTGCTATTCAAGCCCCGTTGGCAGTCGCGTGGAAGGCGCGACGCTACTTTTCCCGTCGGGGCGGCCGGGCAGCAAGGAGGTCGTCATGGCCCGATATTGAGCGCCTCGGAGCCGGGCGCGCCGGAATTGATTAACTCGCCACCGAGACATAGAGAGCACGGGGAAAGACAAAAATATTAATCCCTGTGTCCTTTGTGTCTTTGTGGTGGAAACTCACTCCCCCGGCCGATCCGGGGGCGAGGGGTCAAAAGCGGTAGTTGTCACCCCAGGTCCGCCGTTGACCCGACTCAAAACTCGGGCAACGAAATCGGCTTTGAAAGCGTGCTCATTGTTGCATTTCGGCAGGCAATTGCCTGTCCAGGAACCAAAAAACTTGTTGCTCGAGGCTCCGACGTTCGCGTTCAGCCAAGGCCTTCAGCCGACCGAAAAGGTCGGCGTCTTTTGGGGTGAACACCAGGTGTACGTCCAGTCCGGCCAGCCGGCGCGGTCGGTTCAAAGGCTCGTCTTTGTGGCCGGGCTTGTCCAGTCGGCGCGGTCGGGGCGTAAATTCGCCGGCCCTTCTGGCTTTCTGGTAGCAGTTCACGCAGCGACCGCGTCTGTGATTGGGCTTGATTTCGCCGCACTTCAAACATTTGGTTTCTTTTTTTGCTCCCAAGTCGCCCTCCCTTTTCTTGACCGCGGTGAGGCTTTTTGTTCCTCCCTCGCATCCCACGCAGGCGTCCGGGTGGCTCGCCCGGTAATCCAGGCAGGCTTGTTGCGTCAGCCTGGCGTGATAACGCCGGCATTCAATCAGGTCCACGCTACGCCGCTTCCCGGGACTCCGGCCCGGCCTCGTCGGTTTCCTCGAATTTGACGTCGGCCACCGCGGCCAGGTTCCTAAGCATCAAAGCCAGGCCGCTCCGCCCATGCCGCGAAGCCAGGCGGTTGAGCAGCCTGGCCAGGTCGCTCGCCTCGTAAGGGTTCAGGTCGGTGAAAGTCTGGACTTCCGCCACGGTTATCGCGCAGGAGTACACCATAAATCACCCCTGTTAATTCAGTGGTTGCGTTGAATTCTTAATCATGTCGCTTAACTTAGCCCTCATCCGCCGGCCGTCCAGGGCCTCCCGGTGTAACTCGAGAAATTCCTCGTAGACTTCCCGCGCTCGCAAGGCCACGTAGTTGAGCATGAGCAGGCATTCCTCGACCAAAAGCTCCCGCTTCATGGACTCGTCGCCGTACTTCTGCAGCCCGGCCGCCACCACCTCCCGACGCAAATCGGATATTTGGGAAAACTTGTCCGGGTAAGCCATGTCCCGGATCAGATGGTGCCGCAGGTAGTTGCTTTTCTTCACCGCATCCAACAGGACGGGGTCCGACCCGGGTGGAGGCGGGGGAAGTTCCCGCACGAAAGACGCCGCCAGCTTGATCTGGGCATTCCGGTTCTTGTTGTAAACGCGAACGCAGTCACGACAGGCCCTGGCCCAGGGCGTTTTGGGCCGCGTCCTGTCCGGCCGAAACTCGGAGACGGGCAAAACCCGGCGGCAGGTCGAACACCGCCTCATCCCCGGCGGGATCGGCTCCGGCTCTGGCCCAGCCTTTGAGGTTGAAGAAGATTGAGTCGAGGAAGGGGTCGGCCCGAACGGGTTCACGGTATCCGGAGTAGACCGGTAAAAACCGCCGGCGTACCCGCCAGTCCGCCTCAAGGCCGACAAAACCTCATGGGTCACCCAACGCCGAAATCCCTTTGCTTCCGGCTTGTTAGAACGAAGAATGAGCGTGTAGAGGCCGCATTCGGAAATGGCTGATAAATTTTGATGGCCGCCAGGGGTGGGTATAAAACACCTACCCCTTTCATCCTCGTCTAGTTGGCTAATGGCTTGGTGGTGGTCACTGATTTTTAGTACGTCGCAAACATCCTTGGCCACAAACCAGACTTCACCGCTTGAGTCTTGGACCACTCGAACGGTTTGATTCTGGTAGCAGAAATTAAGGGTTGGAAGGTTTTTGTTCTTGTTTTCTGTCATGGTCGGTCTCCTTTGGCCCCTTCGGGGACAAAAAAACGCGGAGAGTTGACAGAACCCAAGAACAGGTCCCCCCTGGCCTCGCGACCAGGGGACTCTCCGCGAAGGTTGCGGTTGCACGTGAAACAAAAACAGCCATTTAACGAGCGGCCTCTCGGTCCTTGTTGTTTGTCAGGATCGAGTATATCCGCTTTTCTGCTCAATGTCAACGCATCGATGGTGGCAAAGCTCTGAGGACCACCAAGGGAGTTAAGTTTTACTCCACCCCCTTTTTCGTCTTCGTCGAGATTTGCAAGGGCGTGATGATGGTGTTCGATTCCTAGGACATCGCAAACGTCCTTGGCGATGAACCAGATGTCGCCCTGGTTGTTCCGGACGACCCGGATAGGCTTGTCTTGGTAATAAAATTCAAGAGGAAGGAGTTGGTGTTTGTCTTTGATTTCTACCATGGTCGTTCTCCTTTCGTTCCCGTGGGGACAAAAAAACGCGGAGAGCTGGTAGGGCCCAAAGACAGACCCCCCCTGGCCTCGCGACCAGGGGACTCTCCGCGAAGGTTGCGGTTGCACGTGAAACAAAAACAGCCATTTAACGAGCGGCCTCTCGATCTTTGAGTTTTACCAAGATCGAGCATATCCGCTTTTCTGCTCAATGTCAAGTGCTTAATTGGGTTTAAAATTTTCACGCCGCCTCTTTTCCCAGGGTTTGTTTCAACCTCAGAGCCAATGAGGTGTATCTCCTTTGGGCCGCGTTGTTCTTGATGGCCCGTTCGAGGCCACGCTGGTTGGCCACGACCCAAACCAGGCGCTTACCCCTGGTCACGGCCGTGTAAAAAAGGTTGCGGTCGAGCATGAAGGCGTTGTGGGAATGCACCGGCACGATCACGGCCGGCCATTCACTCCCCTGAGACTTGTGCACGGTCAGGGCGTAGGCCAGGCCCAGGTCGTCCAGGTCCTCGCCCTGGTAATCCACGACCCGGTCGCCGTAGTCCACCCGGACCGCCTTGGCGCCGCCGTTTTTCGCCGCGATGGCGGCCACGGTCCCGGTTTCGCCGTTCATGACCTCGAGCTCGTAGTTGTTCCGCAAATGAATGACCTTGTCGTTGGCCCGGAAGCCCTTGAAGGCCTCCTGGCCCGGCGCCGGCGGGTTGAGCAGGCTCTGGAGCTCATCATTGAGCTCGAAGACCCCCAGCGGCCCCTTTTTCTGCGGGCAGAGCAGTTGCACGTCGGCCGGGCTCAGTCCGAATTTTTGCGGGATGGTTTCGACGGCCAGGCGGATGACCGCGGCCCTGGCCTCCTCGGCCGTGTCGCAAAACTCGACAAAGAAGTCTTCGCTGGCCGGGTCCTGGACCAAGGCTTGGCCGGCATTGATCCGCCGGGCGTTGACCGGAATCCAGGAATGCTCGCTCTGGCGGTGTATCTGGGTCAGTTCGGCCACGGGCAGGCAGCGGCTGGCGATCAGGTCCCGGAAGACGTTGCCCGGGCCGACCGAGGGCAGCTGATCTTTATCGCCGACAAGGATCAGCCGGGCCTCGGGCCGGACGGCCGCCAGCAGGCCGGCCAGGAGCGGCGCGTCAATCATCGAGGCCTCGTCGATGATGATCAGTTTTTGATCCAAGGGAAAGCGCTGGTTGCGCTGAAAGTCCCGCAAGGTGCGGGAATATTCCAGCAGCCGGTGAATGGTCGAGGCCTGCCGGCCGAAGCAAGTTTCGGACATGCGCCGGGCCGCCTTGCCCGTGGGCGCGGCCAGGGCCACGTCATGAGGTTCAAAGCCGGCCGCGGCCAGGATGTGGTTGACGGTGAAGGTCTTGCCCGTGCCCGGGCCCCCGGTCAGGACGAGCACCTTCTGCTCGAGGGCCAGGCTCAAGGCCCGCTGCTGGTCTTTGTCCAATCCGTTGAGAACGTTCATGGCCGCGCCTCCGCGTTCTGGACCAGGGCGGCCAGCCCGTGAGCCGCGGCCGTCTCGGCCTTGAATAAATGTGGCAAAAACACGCCGCCGGCCTCGACGACCAGGGTTTTGGACTTTTCCAGATTTTTCAGGGCATCGACGATTTTGGCCGCTGGGACCCGCAAGGCCTTGCAGGCCAGGGACAAGACCACGTCCCGCGGCAGATAGGTGTGGCCTTCGTCCTGGGCGCCTTGCAGGGTCCACAGCAGGCCGGCGGCGATCCGCGCCGGGCTGTCCTTGGCCACGCCCGAGGCCTGAGCGATCTGATCCACGGTCTTGAAGCCAAAGCCGTCAATGTCCGCGATCATGCGGTAGGGTTCTTCCTTTAGGACCCTGGTCAGGTCCGGACCGTAGGCGGCCAGAATCTTGGCGATCTTGCCGTCGGTCAGGTCGAATTGTTTTAAAAAGACGATCAGATCGCGCTGGTTTTTCTCGGCCAGGTAAGCCGCTCGGATGTCTTCGACCATGCGGCCGGTGATGCCCGGGGTCCGGCAAAGGCTCTGAGGGTCATTCTCAAGGACTTCAAAGATTTGCTCGCCAAACTCCCGGTATAAACACGCCGCCCGGACCGGGCCGACGTTGGGCAGGCGTTCGAGATAGCGCATCACGCCGGCCTGGCCCCGGGCCTGGCCGAGATGAAAATGCCTGATCTTGAACTGGCGGCCGAACCGGGGGTGCTCGATGAATTCGCCCTCGACCCGTATTTCGTCGCCGGGCGAGGCCAGGATGTGGCCGACGATCTTGTGCCGGTCGCCCTGGTCGTCCTCGAGCACGCCCACGCCCCAGGCGTCGCCGGACTGGTACAGAAATTCGCTGAAACGGCCTTGTAAGGACTCCATAAAACCTCTTCACACGGAACCAGTATTTGTGCTTTACTGATTTCCGTCGCCTCCCGAGGCGCGGGTTGAAACCTCCCCTGACCGCCCGGCTTTTAGAACGGCCCGCAGTTGCCGGGCGCGGCTGCGCTTGCGCCCTGATCAACAAGGGATTGAGATTCCTCCGGCTCGAAGCCGGCCTCTTCCCGGGCGTAGGCCGCGGCTTCCTCACGGTACGGCCGGTCCTTGAGATAGACCGGCTTTTCAAAGACCGGCACGTAGAACTTCCCCTTTTCGCCTACGGTTTCCTTAGTCTTCAGAGTGACCTGGAAATCCACCAGATCGGCGTTGCGGCGCTTGGCCTGGAAAAACACGGCGGAAAGAAACAGCTTGGTCGGACGGATGCCCGTGGACCTGGTCTGGAAAAAGAAGGGAATGCGGTTGTCCACGTCCAGGCCGAGCAGGGTATAACTTTCGTTGCACTCGGGCGGGGCGTTCCGGCCGTTGTCCTTGGTCCACCCGGCCATGGGGCACTGGCCGCACCGATCGCTGATGGGCGACTCGAAAAAGTTTGACGGCCGGACCCGGTCCAGGGACCCGCACAGGGGCGGCGAGCCCAAATTTTCCCGGTCAAAAAGCACCCGGCCCTTGGTCGCCTTGATAAATACGACCGTAAGCTGGTCGAATTCGTCGCCGGTCAGGTTCAGGCGCAGCTTGCCCGGCGTGCCTTCCTTGCTCGTGGGTTGAACGACGCGCAGGCGCGGGATGACGATGTCGCTTTTGTCCATGTCCTCGAGGCCGCCCGGCAGGCCGGGAGTCTCGACGGCCGGCGGTTGAAATTCCGGCTCGGGTTTGGTTTCGGTTTCGGCGAAGGGGTCAGGGGCGGCGTCGATTTCCGCCAGGCACTCCGCTTCGGTTTTTACGGGGGCAAGTCCTTTCTTGGCCATGATCAAACCCTCCTCTAAACGGTCGATTTAAAAAGCTTGTGTTATTCTCTGGTTTCGTCGCCTTTATTGGCGTGGATTGAAACGATTAAAAAAGTGTTCCTTGATTGTCAGGTTTGGAAGCCTTTTCGGGTTCCATCGCCTGAAGTTTTTGTCCGTCCCGCAGCGGGCAGGCCAGGCTGGTCCGGCGCCGGGGAAAGCCGTCATAAAGGCAGAACGACTGATGGTTCTTGACCAGCAGGTGCGGGCAAGGCTTCATCGCGTCATCGAAGCAGGGGTCTTGACCGATCATGTCTCGTTCTCCCGGCCGGGGCTGGTCCATGCGTAACAACCAGCCCGGCATGTAGTGCCCGTTGCCCGGACCCCACATTACGCCGCTTCGAGTCCGGCCAGGACCTCGGCCTCGCAAGTGGACCGGAACTGGCAGTAGCTGAAGCACAGTTCGCCGAGTTGGCGCGGATAATGACCCATACGGATCGAGGCGCAGACGTTCATCAGTTCACGCGGGATGACCTCGAGCCGGGCCGCCGGCCGCGTGGTGAAATACATGCCCTCGCCGCGCTTTTGCTTGGTGCACCAGGCCCGCTTGCCTTCGCAGGCCTTGCCCGTCTTGCCCACCCGGCACGGTTCGGGGACCAGGTCGCAGGGCACCCGGCCGCCGGTGTCCGGGTCCTTGAGGTAAGTCCCGGCGTCGGACTCGTAGGGGATGAGGTCTTCAAGGTAATAGATGGCGTGCAGGTCCGGGATCAGGTCTAAGGTCACCGGCGCGGCCTGGTCGGGCAGATAAAAAACCCCGTACTTCAGGGCAAAGGCGTAGACGTCGATCTGCGGGTTGAGGGCCAGCTCAAAGGCGCTGGTTTCCTTGCGGCGGCCGAACTTCAGATCGCGGTGGATCAGAACGCGGTCGGCGAACTTGGCGCTGTTGCTGAATAGCCGGGGGAAGTCGGTCCGCAGGGTCTCGGTCGGCACGGACAGCAACTGGTCGATACGGCCGGCAAAGGAATAAACGGTCTTGGCCGGCTTGATCTCGGAGTAAAAGGCCGACTCGGCCGCCATGACCTGGGCCTCGCGGTTGTAAGGCTTGCCGGCGTAGAGAGCCAGCATGGTCCGGTAGCGCTCGACGTCCACGGCCCCGTGCAGTTCCTGGCTTTTGTCCAGGGCCTTGACCTTTTCCGCCTCCAGGGCTGAGATGAACACCTGGAAGAGCTTGTCGGGCGACCATTCCTTTTCCCGGTGAGCGTACTCGACCGCCCGGTGCCCGGCCCGGCCGGCCAGATTGCCTAGAGAAACCTTTTCCTTGTCCAGTTCCAGGACGCGGTTGTAATAAAACGACCGCGGGCACTTGAGATATTGCTTGATGTCCGACTGGTGGAAATTGCCTCCAAAACGTTCCATGAAAAACCTCCTTGTCCGCTCCGCTTGGAGCGTCGCTAAAAAACCAGCTTCAACACGACCGCCAGCACGACCGCCCAGAACCCCAGGAGGGCCAGTTCGCACCAGCCCAGGGGCGAAATGCGGCCCAGAGTTTTGGCGGCGCTCCTCACGGCAGTCTCTCGAACAGCCGCCCGGCGTGGAAGGCCACGAGCAAGGCCAGGGCCGCCAAGACCGGCCCGACCAGCTTCCACTTGTTTTTGTCGATCCAGTCGTTGGCCTGGTCCAGGGCGTCAACGACCCTGTCTGGTTCGCCTTTCATACGGTCTCCTTGCTCCAGCGGACTGGCCGCCGCGAAAAACCACGAAGGGCACGTCCTCGATCGGCCGCCCCGGCGCCTGGGCCGGCTGGTTGTCGGCCGTAAGGATCGGGTGCCGCTTGATGTCCTCGACCAACTCATAAGGGTCCAGTAGGACCTGACTGTGCGTGCCCATCTGGTAGGCCCGCACAAGGCCTTCGTGAATTCGCCGCATCAGCGTCTGCGGACTCATGGCCGCTAGTTCGGCCGCTTCTTTGAGGGTGATCAGTCGGGGCTGTTTCATCCGTTAAATTCCTTTAAAGCGTCCATCTGTCGCGGCTTTGGAGGGGCGAGGTTTCCAGGTGTCCAGCCGGGACGCCGGCCCTCCGCCGCCCGTAGTTAGAGGTTGTTTTTTTCAATCGTTTCAATCATTTCAATCCACGCCTCTTATCGAGGCGACCGCCTGTTTTCCTGGGACCGCCAACCGCGCCGTTTGCCTGGATTCAGTCTCGGCCCTCAATTCCTTGAGGTGCGCCCGCACGTCGGCTAACTGACGCTCGACCTCGTTGGCCTGCTTTTCCAGGCCGTCCAACTCCCTGATTGTGATTTCCCCGCCGCCGTCGGAATTCGCGGCCCGCGCCTCCCTGACGGCCTGGTGCAGGGCGCCGGCGGCGATGTGCACGTCGCCCAGATCGGCCTCGATGTCATGCGCCGTTTCGACGACCTGGTCGTCCGGGACCAGCCGCCAGCCGGCCGGCTCCAAAGCCCGCTTCAGCCGCGGGTCGGCCGTGCGCTCGAACACGGCCTTGAGCACGGCCACGGGGATGATCGGCTTGGCGTTGAGGTACTCGTAAATGGTCGGTGGCTCGCAGCCCACGGCCCGCGCGATTTCCTCGACCGTGATCAGCCGTTCGTGATGAACCATGGTGTAAAGCAGGGCCTGCACGCCCCCGCCCAATTTGTTCGTATGCATTAAACGGATTCCTTTTTGATCCCTTTACACAGGAACCGTGTTTGTGATGTACTGCTTCCCGTCGCCTTTCGAGGCGTGGATTGAAACTGCATCAGACGTAACTTCCTTGCTGAAAATTGGGTTTATTCATTGCGACCTCCGGGATATTCTTAAAATTATTCTGTGGCAGCGAGTTTCTCTAAGCATGTACGCATGTTAGTTTGTTGGCAAAAAAAATAGTTGACGTCCTTGAGATCAAAGGCGCGGATAATTTTTTCAATCGTGGCCATTGAGGGCTTCACCCTCCCTTTTTCCCAATCATTTACTAGGTTTCTGTGTACGCCAATCTTGTCGCCAAAGCCTTGCATTGAAAGGCCGTGTCGCCTTCTCAGGGCCAGGATCGAGTTAGAGTCAAAAATCAAATCACCCATTTCCAACCTCTCTGGCATCAAGCATACACGCACCTTAGATAATTGTCAAGAAAAATTTTGCGTCTTTTTTTATTTTGTTGTATTTTTCAGGCACCAAAGGTACTTATGGGTCTGGATACCAAGCCGTTAGTTGACGCATTGCAAGCCTTTCAGGCAGCCGGGGGGTTGTGGGCTGAATTGGAAAGGGATACGGCTAAGGTCGGTCAAAAGATCAGCGCCGCCACTATTGGCCGGACCGCCGCTAGCAAAACCACGGCCAGGGCGGAAACTTGGGAAATCCTACACCGCGCTCGTCCGGATTTCATCCCCCGGCCCCCTTGGATTGATCCTTATTTTCCCAAAAAATATCTTGGTTGTGAAAACGATCCAAGTTGGGTCAAGGCCAGGGCTGAATGGGAAGCTGAAAATCTATCTCAAACCAAGGTTCCTCTTATCGCCTACGTTTCGGCTGGGGAGCCGTTCCAATGGACGGACGGGGGGTATGGGGCCGGAGAAGGGTTTGAAATGATAGATTATCCTTTGGGTGTCCCGCCGGTTCTTGGCCGCAACCTTTATGCTGTGCGCATCCGCGGCAAATCGATGTTTCCGTATCTAAAAGACGGCGCTATCCTTTTTGTCAAACCCGAATCTAGGGAATACATCCGCCACGGCGACTATGTTATTTGGAAGGACAAGGATTACAACGCCTGGGTCAAGATGGTCTGGTTCACCAAGGACAAAATCATATTTAAGAGCATGAACCCGGACTACCCGGACATCACCGAAGACCCCGGCGACGTCATCCTCATGGAGAGGGTCATCGCGATAAGGTTTTAGTCGCCTTTCCTGTTGGGGGCGCGGATTGAAACAGCGCCGGAAGAGGTTATCTTGATGGAGCGGGTGGTGGCGATAGTGCCGTAGGGGGCGCAGGGACGGGTGGCACAGAGCAAAAACGTGAAAAATTGCACCAAGTGCAAAATTTTGCTTGACAGGAACCGGGTTCGTGCCGATAATAACAATAACAAACAAGTCTATCCTGCCCATTGTTGGTCCGGGTCTTCGGATTCCGGGGTTCTGACGATGGGTTTTTATTTTGTCTGAGGTGAACTATGTCTAATCAGGCTGGCAAGGCAGCTGTCTTTATCGATGGTGGTTATGCCCGAAAAGTATTTAAAAAATTGAATATTATGCAAGTTAGCTATGGGGCGCTTGTAAAAGAAATCGTTTCTGGTTTCAGTCTCCTTAGGTCATATTATTATGATTGTCCGCCTTATCAATCTTCTCCTCCAACAAGAGATGAATCGCAACGATTTGCAAAAACTCAAAGATTTTACACCGCCCTAAAAAAATATGGCTACTTTGAAGTTCGTCTTGGTTATTTAATATTCAGGGGCTACGACCAACAAGGAACGCCGATTTTTGAGCAAAAAGGCGCAGATGTACTTTTAGTTGTTGATCTTATTCAGCTCACACACCAAAAAATGATTGATAAGGCTTTTATTATAACTGGTGATGGCGATTTTGTGCCAGCGATCCAATTTGTTAAAAATTTTGGCGTTCAAGTACATCTTTACTACTCAGATGTCTCTAAGTATTCTCAAAATCTTTGGGACGTTTGCGATGCCAGAAGCTTAATCACTCCAAATTTGCTTTCTAGGTGCTTGCTGCCATAAGAATTCATGACTGACAACCGACTTTACTACGGCGACAACCTGGACATCCTGCGGCGCTACATCGCGGATGAGTCCGTCGATCTGGTTTATCTCGACCCGCCCTTCAAGAGCAACCAGGACTACAACGTCCTTTTCGCCGAGGTCAACGGCGCTCGGTCGGCCGCGCAAATCCGCGCCTTTGAAGATACCTGGCGCTGGGACCAGGCCGCGGCCCAAGCCTTCGACGAGGTCCTGGCCTCGGGGGGCCGCGTGGCCCAGGCCATGGAGGCGAACTGGAAATTGCTCGGTCACAGCGACATGCTGGCCTACCTGTCCATGATGGCCCCGCGCCTGGTCGAACTCAAACGGGTCCTCAAATCCACCGGCGGCCTCTACCTGCACTGCGACCCCACGGCCAGCCATTACTTGAAGCTGCTCCAGGACGCCGTTTTCGGTGCAAAAAACTTTCGCAATGAGGTCGTTTGGGATTATTCGTTTCGTTTAAAGGATACGGGTAAGACGCAGGAGAACGAAAGGCTTCAATTTTAACCTAAGCATTTTAGGCGACCACCCCGGAAGGGGCCGGGAAGGTCGCCTACGAGCCGAAAGGGGGGCTCGGCGTGGCCTTGATCAACTGCAAGGAATGCGGACGGCAGATCAGCAACAAGGCCGAGGTCTGCCCGCACTGCGGCGCGCCCTCCACGGCCAAAAAACTGGGCGACTTTGGTCAAGGGGTGAGTGGCTGTGGCTGCGCCCTGACTATATTGGGGTTGGGTATACTCTTTTTCTTTTTTATTATTGGTTTAAGCAAATAAAAGCCACAAAGGGGGATAATTATGGCCTTAATTAAATGTACGGAATGCGGCAAAGAAATCAGCGATAAGGCCGGGGCTTGCCCACAATGCGGATCGCCGGTGAAAACAGGAATTGTCTCTGAAAAACCAAAAAAGAAAAAGATGGGTATAGGAAAATGGGTTTTAATATTTTTAGCCGGCATATTTATTATTTCCTTTATTAAAACCCTTGTTACCAACGAGATGTCTCCACCCGTTCAACAAGCTGATGCCGAGAGAGAAAAATCAAAAACAACTTCAACGCCAGTTCCGCCAGCTATTCCCGTTCCACAAGATCAACAAGCTTTTGTTCGTGGAATTACTTCACTGATAAATAAATATAATGAGGCGCCAAATGAACTAAAGAAATCCTCGGTTCGATCAGAGCGGAAAAAAAACATTAAGGAAACATTAAATGGTAAGCGAAGTATAAACAATTGGGTTGGAGTCTTGGCTCACATGGGGACAACCTCGGACCAAAAAGCTTATATTACCATACGGCTTGAAGGCGGGAAAATAGATATAGCGACTTGGAATAATGCGCTTTCTGACATACAGGACTTAACGCTCATTCCCGAGAGTGCTTCCCTTTATAAAAAAGTCTCTGATATGAAAGTTGGAGACAGGGTCATTTTTAACGGATCATTTTTGTCGTCGGAAAATGATTTTATTAGGGAGGCAAGCTTAACCGAGGCCGGTTCAATGCTGAATCCTAAATTTATTATACGTTTCAGCGAAATAAAAAAACCATAATTATTCGTCGTGGTTTTTATCAATTACGACATTGACCGCGACGCCACCCCTGAAGGCTGGTGCCGCCATTGGACGCGCCAGGGCCGACGCTGCCTGGACGCGGGCATGTACGCCGAGACCGAAAAATATCTGCTCTGGGCCACTGAAATAGCGGTTAAACGGAGGACGTTGTGGGCCTGGTTAAATGTAAGCAGTGTGGAACCCGATATAGCAAGCAAGCCTGGATTTGTCCGAATTGCGGGACAGGGCGGCCAACCATTTCCAATTTGTGGGGTTTTTTTGCGGTGGGATTAATGATTGTTGTCGCGATACAGATGATAATCAGACAAGCAGATTTACCGCAACAAACGTCCCTTTCGCCTCCTTCTACTCTTGCTGCCCCGATGCCCAAACCGACTCCAGCCGCACCACCCCAACAAATATCCGACAATGAAACGCTTTTAAAACAAGAAGTCATTAAGGCGATAAATAAAGCGTCGAGACGTGAAAAGCTGCGAGTAAACAACGTTGAAACGATTAATATCAGCGGGCTTATTAATGTCGATATTTTTATTACTCTGAAATCCATGTGGAGCGAGGAAACTTTTTTCCTGGAAATGGATTCCGCTCTGGTTAAATCCTGCCAACTCTTAGCTCAAAAGTGGCCAAATCAAGTCCGCCGCGTTATCTTTTTCCTGCATGGCCCGGTCGTGGATAAATACGGCAAGGAAGACACCGCCTTGGCCATGAAGCTTTATTTCAATATGTCTGATCTAAAAAAGGCCAATTGGGAACACATGCAGGTCTATCAAGACTTGCTTAACCTAGTGGACGATGCCGAATTAAAGCCTTTTGGTCGACAAATCGCAGCCGCCTACTGTGGCAAGAAAAACAACGCCGAGCTTTCTAATCTTTTTTGCGGCCGGTTTCTCCGGCCCAGATGATCGGAATGAGCAAGCTACGGCTTTCGATTGACCGCCAGGAGCAGGCATGAACCCTAAGACCCCCGCTGTCCCCTCGGGCGTTATCTACAATAAGGCCCGTCCGTTTCGCTTATCGGTTCAAAGGCGGGTCCCCGAAAGCTTATCTTGCCCCGGGGAGGGTCGCCATGCTCAAGGCCGCTTTGCGCTTAACTGTTATCGCCGCCTTGATCCTTTTAATCCCGGCCTTGTCCGAGGCCGCCTCCTGGAAAGGCCGCTGCGTGGCCGTGCTGGACGGCGACAGCCTGATCGTCATGCGACATCATCAGCCGGTGACCATCAGACTTTACGGCGTGGACGCCCCTGAAATGAAACAGCCCTTCGGTCCGGAAGCCAAAAATTTCACCGCCGGCCTGGCCCTGGACAAACGGGTCACGGTCAAGGTCAACACCTGGGACCGCTACGGCCGGACCGTGGCCGAGATCATCCTGCCCGACGGCCGCAACCTTGGCCACGAACTCCTTCGGGCCGGCCTGGCCTGGTGGTATAAAAGATATGCCGTTAATGATCAGGAATTAAAAGAATTAGAAGCAAAAGCCAAATCTGAAAAAATCAACCTTTGGTCGGATGACGGCCGGGTTCCGCCCTGGATTTACAGAAAGTCTTATTTATCAACAATACCTTTAGACGAAACAGGTTCAAGCTGAAAGTTATTCTTTGTTTGGGACCCTTTTTTCTTTTTCCTTGCGATTTTGGCGCGTGCCATAAATAAAGACACCGACTAACCCCGTCAATCCCGTTCCGGCAATTAACGTGCCCGAAATAGAAAAACCATTGAGAATACAGTATGTTCCGCTGGCGATCGTTGCCAGACAAAGAATAAAGGCGAAAATAACACCTAACCGGCTATCGGTAATCTCGCTTTGCAACTGCTTTTTTTCCATTTCCTGGCGGTGTGCGGCTTGACGTTCAGCCATGGCCAGTATTCGCTCGGCGGCGCCGGGAACAACTATATTATATCCTTCAAGAAGGGCAGGGTGAGGTATTGGTCCAGAAAACTGGTGGGCCAGTAGCTCTGCTGTTACCATACTGTTTTTAGAAGACTGTTGCTGTTGAGACGCGGGGGCTTTGGCTGGGGGTTGGTTTCTATTTTTGGCCATCTGTCTCGGTGGCCGCAAATTTCTGGGCAGCCTCTACGAGGCATTCTCCGACAATAATCCAGTCCGAGAGGGTTGCCCTGCCGTCGGCTTTTACGGGATCAGCATAACCCGTTCTAATGGTTGTCGTAAGGATAGACCCTCTGTGACGGGTGGCCCCTAGGTCCAAGGCTGTAGACATCCCGTCAATAAACTTTTTGCCATTAAACACGACCTGCTGTGACTTGTTTGCATGCTTCATGATCTATACTTTAATCCGCGCCACGGAAAAAGCGACGAAACCCTTGAGTCTCTTCAATAAACAATATATAAATTCAATTAATTGTCAAGGAGAAACAGAAAAATCGACCCATGTCCGCCCATCGCACCGCCGACGGCCGCTGGTACGTTAAATATTACTTGCCCGGCCAGCGCACCCGGCCCAGGAAAAAATACTTCGGCCGCGGCCCCGAGGCTAAATTGTCCGCCGAGCAGTGGGACCTTGAGCGCAAAAAGGCTAAGAGACGAGGCTGGTCCCCGCCCGATCCCGATCAAGCAGCCGGCTTGACCTTCCTAGCCCTGGCCCAGCACTATCTTAATTCCCGGCCGCTTTCCCTGAAGAACGGCAAATCCATCGAGTACTTTCTCAACGCCCACGTGGTCCCGGCTTTTGGCCGCAAGCCCGTGACCGCTTTGACCATGCAGGACCTCGATGCCCTGGACTCCAGGCTCCAGGAACAGGGCCGCTCCATGGCCACCCGCAACCGCTACCGCGACTATTGCAAAGGCATTTGCTCCTGGGGCGTCCGGCACGATCGTCTTAAATTTAATCCCTTTGAAAAATACCGTTCCGAAAAGAAGAGGGAAGCCAAGGCCGCCCCGCCCCCATCTGAAGACGAACTCAGGGCCATCTGGGCCCGCGCCGCGCCGCACCTCAAGGTGGCCTTGTGGGCCATTGCTCATCTCGGTCTGCGGCCCGGGCCGACCGAACTCTTCGCCGTCCGGATCGCCGACGTTGACTTCGATCAGTGCGGCGTCTGGGTGCAACGTTCCAAGACCCACGGCCAGCGGGTCTTGCAGCCGGTCCTGCCTTCCTTCCTGGAAGGCGTCAAAAGCCTCCAGGCCGCCCACACGGGCCGGACCTGGCTCATCGAATACCGCGGTCAGCCCGTGCAGCAAATCCGCCGGGCCTGGGCCCACGCCAAGAAGGCGGCCGGCATTACCCGCAAGCTGCCCCTTTACAGCCTCCGCCACCTCTACGCCACTTCGATGTTGCGCGCCGGCGCCGACCTCAAGGCCGTCTCCGAACTCATGGGCCACTCCTCCCCGCGCATGACCTTGGAGGTCTACTACCACCTCCTCGACGAACAAAAACGCCAAGCCTTGGAAAAATTACCCCAACCGCTTGCGTTAGAGAAATAAAAAGGAAAGCCTCCTTTTAAAAGGGAAAGAAGCCAAGAGTTAATCCTGGGGACTACATTTGGGGACTACATGCCATATAACTATATATCATATACCTATAATTGGAAAACGTCCACTCAAGAAATATCACATATTTAAGGCATTTCTTATGCCAGATCCCTGCTTTGGGAGCAGGAGGCCGTCAGTTCAAATCTGACCGCCCCGACCAGTAAATTCAGCGAGATAGGGCAATAGGTCTTGTCTCGCTTTTTATATTGGGGACTGCATTTGGGGACTACACGGTTTTAATTATAGTATAATTGTGCTTAATTTAAGGGTTGACAGCCAGGCATAATTTCGGGTAGTGTTCTTACGTCCAGCCGGGGCGCAGGCCCTTTGTCGCTTGTTGTGGCGGAGACCATGACAGGCGCAGACATCGCGAATAATCCCACCACAAAAAACGAGGCAGAGCCGTCAGGATCGACGGCCGTCATTATCCAGGCCCGGATAGGGTCGACCCGTCTGCCGGGCAAGGTCTTGCTGCCCTTGGCCGGGAAGCCGGCCCTGGAGCGGCTGATCGAGCGCGTCAAGTGGGCCAACCTGGTTGACCAGGTCATCGTGGCCACGACCACCGAGACCGAGGACCAGGCCATTGAGGAATCGGCCGAGCGCCTGGGCTGCCTGGTTTGTCGCCGGCCTGAGCCGGAAGACGTCTTCAGCCGCGTGCTTGAGGCGGCCCGGGCCCATGAGATTGAAACCATAGTCGAGGTCACGGCCGACTGCCCGCTGATCGATCCCGCCCACATCGACCACCTGATCAGGCTCTACCGCCTCAACGCCGGCCAAGCCCAAGCACAAGTCTACGTTTCCAACGTCCTGACGCGGACCTGGCCGGACGGGTTCGACCTCCAGGTCTACGACCGCGCGGCCCTGGAACGCATCGACGCCGTGGTGCGGGGGCCGCACCGGTCCCACGTCGGCTGGAACATCACCCAGCACCCTGAACGCGGACCCTGGCTCCTGGTCAACTGGAGCGCGCCGCCGGAAATGTTTTGGCCCGACCTGGGCTTGACTCTGGACGAGCCGGCGGACCTGACTCTGCTGGACAGAATTTTTCGCGAAATTTTCCCATGGGACGCCTCGGCCGAGCAGGTCATCGCCCTGCTGCGTCGAAAGCCGCACCTGGCGGCGATCAACAAATTCATACGGCGCAAGACGCCGGGAGAGGGTTGACATGACCAGCTATTCGGCCGCGGTCATCGGGTGCGGGTCCATCGGCGCCTTGAAGCCGCTTAAGTACGACAGCCCGGAGTCACCCAAAATCCTGACCCACGCCCACGCCCTGTACGCGCACCCGCGAATCGGGCCGATCTTTTTCGTGGACGTTGATCCGGCCAAGGCCAGGGCGGCCGCGGCCAGGTGGGGCGGCCATGCTTGCGACCTGGAGGAAGCGGCCCGGGCCGACATCCTGATCGTGGCCACGCCCACCAACACGCATTTGGACGTCTTGATGCGGGCGACCAACGAGCACAGCCCCAAGCTGATCATCACGGAAAAGCCTTTGGGCGAGTCGGCCGGCGAGGCCCAAATCATCGCCCGGATGTTCAGGCAGGAAAATATTCCGCTGCTGGTGGACTACATCCGCCGGTTCGACCCCGAGGTCCAGCGGCTGCGGAAGGACATCTCCGCGGGCGACGACGGGGCACTGGGCCGGGTCTGGCAATGCCGGGTCATCTACACGCGGGGCCTAGTCCACGAAGGCTGCCACGCTTTCGACCTGACGAGGTTTCTGTTCGGGGAATTTAAAGGCGGGCAGGTCCTTTCGCCCTTGGCTTACTTTCAGAAAGATCGCGCCCGGGAAGACCCGACCTGGGCGGTTCACGCCGCCTTTGACCTTTGCCCGCACGTCTTCCTGACGCCGGCGGACGGCCGGAAATATTCGGTCTTTGAAATAGACATTTTAGCGGAAAGGGGTCGCGTGGTGTTTCGCGACCACGGCCTGCAAGTGACGACATACCAGCCCGAGCCGGAGCCGGTCTACGGCGACTACTTGACCTTGCCCGGGCACGGATCAACCCGGCCGACCGAGCTCGGCACGGCCCTGCTTAACCTGCTGCAAAACGGTCTTGACCATATCGAGCGCGGCGCGCCGCTCTGGTGCACCGGCGAAGACGCCGCGGCGGTTCATCAAATCCTGGAAAATTTAAAGGGAGGAAAATAATGGGTAAACTGGCGATCAACGGCGGCCGGCCGATTCGAGACAAGGACATCCCGGAACCCAACCCGATCAGCGGCGCGGATGCACAAGCAGCCCTGCGGGTGCTGGAGCGCGGCCTTTTATCCGGGTACCGGGGCAACTGGGTGGCCGAGTTTTACGGTGGCCCCGAGGTCCAGGCCCTGGAACAAACCTGGGCGGGAAAAATCGGGGTTAGGCACGTCCTGGCTTTGAACAGCGCCACCAGCGGGCTGATCGTGGCCTGCGGGGCGATTGGCCTTTCGCCCGGCGACGAGGTCATCGTTTCGCCCTGGTCCATGACCTGCTCGGCCACGGCGCCGCTGATCTGGGGGGCGACGCCGGTCTTCGCCGACATCGAGCCGGACTGTTTCTGCCTGGACCCGAAGGCAATCGAAAAGAAGATCACGCCCAGGACCAAGGCCATCCTGGTGGTTGACCTGTTCGGCCAGCCGCATGACTGGCCGGCCGTCCGCGCCCTGGCTGAACAGTACGGCCTGTACGTCATCGAGGACGCGGCCCAGGCTGTCGGTTCGTTTTGGTCCCCGCCGCCCGAAGACGGCCAGGTGCGAAACCTGAAAAACTACTACGCCGGCGCGCTGGGAGACATCGGCGTCTTTTCCTTCAACCAGGGCAAGCACCTAACCTGCGGCGAAGGCGGCCTGCTGGCGACCAATGATACAAAACTGGCCCTGCGCTGCCGCCTGCTGGCCAACCACGCTGAGGCGGTCTACAACGGCATGGACGACGCGGCCCAGTGGCCCGGCGATCCCTTTCTGGTCGGCCTGGTCGGTTACAACCTGAGAATGACGGAAATCCAGGCGGCCATCATCGGTTCGCAACTCGAACGCATCACCGAACTCATTTATCAACGGACCGAAAACGTCAGGCGGATCGAGCGCGCCCTGGCTGGACTGCCGGCCATTGAACTCACGAACGTCCGGGAGTGGTGCCGCCACACATTTTACGTCCAGGCCATGAAATGGCGGGCCGAAGAGGCCGACGGCCTGCATCGGGACCGCTTCATCGCGGCGGTCAAGGCCGAACTGGGCGGCGGCCGATCGCTGAGCTGTGGCTATATCAAGCCGATTTACCTGATGCCTTTGTTCCGCGCCTGCGAGCATCCGGCCCTAAAAGGCAAGGAAGATTTTTATCAGGAAGGCCTGTGCCCGACGGCCGAGTGGCTGTGGCGGGACAAACTGTTTCTGCACCGCCTGATCGCGCCGGGGATAAAGAAGTCCGAGATCGACGACTTGACCAACGCCTTTATCAAGGCCTGGGAAAACCGGAGGGAACTGCGATGACGGTCGGGGACATCAAGTTCATCGCGGACATCGGGGCCAACCACAACCAGTCCCTGGACCGGGCTCGGCGTTTAATCGCGGCCGCGGCCGAGATCGGCTGCTGGGGGGTCAAGTTCCAGCTGTTCAAGGCGGACCGGCTATGGGGCGACCAGGAAACCCAAAACAAAATGCACGAACGGGAACTGCCGCCGGAATGGCTGCCGAAATTGGCGCGAGCTGCGCATGCCTCTGGCCTGACCTTTGGCTGCACGCCTTTTGACCTCGAGGCGGTGAACCGGCTGACCCCGCACGTGGATTTTTTCAAGATCGGTTCCTATGAGCTTCTCTGGGACGATTTGATCTTGGCCTGCGCGGCCAGGGAAAAGCCGTTGATCCTGTCCACCGGCATGGCCACGAACGATGAAATCAAAACGGCGCTGGACCTTTTGCCGGAACGTATCCGACATGAAAAAACCTTTATCCTGCATTGCCTGTCCAGGTACCCGGCCAAGCCGGAAGAGGCCAACCTGTGGCGGATAGCCTATTTGCAGAGCGCCTTTCGTCCCGTGCCGGCCGGCTGGTCCGATCACACGGCCTCGATCGGCGTGCTTTGCGGCGCGGCGAGCCTGGGCGCGCGGATGATCGAGGTGCATTTGGACCTGGACGACGGCCAGGGGCGGGAAATCGGGCACGGGCATTGCTGGCCCGCCAGCGAACTTCAAAGGGCGATCCGGGCGGTAAAAGATTTCAGGGCGGCGGATAAAGGCCCGGACAGATCGTGCGCGCCGACCGACCGGGACCTGGCGCACCTGCGGACCGATCCGCTCACGGGCCGGCGACCGACGGTAAAGCCGTGAATCCGGCGGACGCTCGCCTGATTGACGACATCCAGGCCATCCGGGAGCAAAACAATAAACACTGGATGGACCTGGTGCGACTGGCCTTCCGGGAAAAACCCGAGGAAGCCCGGGCCATCCTGAAGAAAATCAAGGACTGCGACCGGCAAATAAACGAGAGGACCGAAAAACTTAGCGAGGGCAGACCGTAATGGACTGGGACGAAACCGAAATTTTGATCACCGGCGGCACGGGATCACTGGGCAAGGCCTTGACGAACAAGCTGCTGGCTATGCCTCATCCGCCCCGAGGCCTGCGCATCTATTCACGGGACGAACTCAAGCAGTGGCAGATGAAGCAGGACCTGCCCGCCGCACCACGGACGGACGTGGCCTTTCTCATCGGCGACGTGCGGGACGGGCCACGGCTGAAACGGGCCATGGAGGGCGTGGACGTGGTCTTTCACGCCGCGGCCATGAAGCACGTGCCGGCCTGTGAAAACGACCCCGAGGAGGCCTGTAAGACCAACGTCCTGGGCGCGCAGAACGTCATCAACGCGGCCGTGGACTGCGGGGTCAAGCGGGTGCTCAACGTGACCACGGACAAGGCCGTGGCGCCGGTCAATTTGTACGGGGCGACCAAGCTTTGCGCCGAAAAGCTGTTCATTCACGGCAACATCTACAGCAAAGGCCTTGGCTTGCATCGATTTCCGAGGTTTTCCTGCTGCCGCTACGGTAACGTGGTCGGCAGCCGGGGGTCGGTGGCGCCCCTATTCCAGAAGCAGGCCAGGGAGACGGGCCGGGTCCAGGTCACGGACGTCCGCATGACCCGGTTCTGGATCACCCTCCCGCAAGTGGTCGCCTTTTTGTTGCGCTGCGTAAAACGCATGGAGGGCGGGGAAATCTTTGTCCCGAAAATGCGCAGCATGAGGGTGGTTGACCTGGTCGCGGCCGTGGCGCCGGGCGCGGAAATGGAAATCATCGGCATCCGGCCGGGGGAAAAGCTGGCCGAGTGCCTGATCCTGGCCGAGGAAAGCCGCGACACGACCGACGAGGGCGAGGCCTACGTCATCCGGCCGAGCCGGGAGCCGGCCAGGCGTAATCCGGATTTGGACTGGTCCTACACCAGCGACCGCAACGGGCCGTATCTGACCGTGGAGGAGTTGCGCGAAATGCTCGAGGAGGCGCCGCAATGAACGGGGCAGCCATGTATGAAACCGAAAGGATCATTCTCCGGCCGTTCACGCGGGAAGACGCCCTGAATCCGGACGGCAATTACCAGCGCTGGTTTCACGACGCCCAGGTAACCAAATTCAACAGCCACGGGCTTTTTCCGTACACCGAGGCCAAACTCGGGGCCTTCCTGGCCGGCCTGGAAGCGGACGACCGGCTGGTGCTGGCCATTGAGGCCAAGGTCCGGCCCGACGGTCAGCCGATGAACGCAACCCGCCACATCGGCAACATCTCACTCCAATCCATCAACTGGATTTACCGGTCGGCCGAGTTCGCCGTGATCATCGGCGAAAGCAAGTACTGGGGTCAAGGAATCGGGTACGAAGCCGGGCGATTGTTGATCAAGCACGGCTTCCGGCGGCTTAATCTCAACCGCATCTGGACCGGCACGGCCGCGACCAACGCCGGCATGCGCAACCTGGCCTTGAAACTAGGCTTCAAAGAGGAAGGGGTTTTCAGGCAGGGCATGTTTCTGGACGGCGAATACGTGAGCATCATCGCCTACGGACTGCTCCGGGCGGATTGGGCCAGGAAAGAGAAATAAAATGAGAAAAGGACGCAACAAAGCAAGCAAAAACTCCGGGCCGGAGCGCCGGGGGCAAAAGATGCTGGCGCGGAATTTGGCCGCCCTGGCCAAGGTCAACCCCAACCTGGCCGCCTGGATTCAAAGCGAGCCAGGCGCGGACTGGGTCGAGTCCATCCGGTCAAACAACGGTTCGCCCAACCTGCTGATCCATGACGGCAGCCGCAAGACGGCGGCCTACGACCTGGAAGACCCGTGGATCAAGCCCAAGGCCGAGGCCGAGGCTCACCCGACGCCGCAAGACGCGGCGACCATTGCCGTGGGGTTTGGCCTGGGCTACCTGGTCCGGATCGTACTCCGAAAAATGGAACGCGGCCACCGGGTCATCGTCATCGAGCCCGCGGCCGAGATCATCCGCCGGGCCCTGGCGCAATACGATTACCGCCGGCATTTGCTGGACTGGTCCCTGATGATCTCTGCGCCGGGCAAAGAGGAGATCGCTTACCACCTGGGTCTGGCCGAGACGCTGAACGTGGTCAACCAGTGGAACCTGATCATCGAGGGTTACACCAAGGCCAAGCGCGGCGTTTACGAAGAATTAACCAGGTACACCACTGAGGCCTTGAACCAGATGGCTTGCAACACCGGTACGGTGGTCGGGGCCGGGCTGCAACTGGCCAAGAACGACGTGCAGGGCCTGCCCTACGTCATCCGGCACCGGGGCGTGGCCGAGCTCGAAGGGCTGTTCGCTCACGCGCCGGCCATCACGGTCAGCACCGGGCCGTCCCTGGCTAAAAACATCCACGTGCTGCGGGAGGTCCAGGGCCGGGCGGTGATCGTGGCCGTGGCCCAGGCCCTGCGGCCGCTCCTGGCCTACGGCGTCAAACCTGACTTCATCTGCACCGTGGATTTCGGCGAGGTCAACTGGAGTCACTTGGACGGGCTGACCGACGGAGACGTCCCCCTGGTCTGCCTCAACCGCACCTACACCCGGCTGCTCAAAGAATATCGCGGCCCCAAATTCATCGTGGCCACGCCCGTGCCCGGCCTGGAAGATTCGGTCTCGGGACTCCTGGCCGGCAAGGGTTTTTTGGAACAAGGCGGCTCAGTGGCGCACACGGCCTTGGCCCTGGCCCGGCACCTGGGCTGTGACCCGATCATCATGATCGGCCAGGACCTGGCCCTGACCGACCGCAGCCATTTTGACCAGGCCGACACGGCCGGGAGCGTCGAGGTCCGGCCGGACGGTGAGATCAGGTGGCGGGTGGATGATCCCCGGAGCCACCTGACCGCATATCCCGACGGACATTCAATGGGTCATGTGGTCAGGACGCCGGGCTATTTCGGCGAGCCGGTGTTAACCAATGTCGGGCTGGCTTCGTTTTTGACCGTTTTCGAGACCATGATCGCCAACACCCGGGCCACGATCTTCAACGCCACGGAAGGCGGGGCCAAAATTCGGGGCGCCAAGCAAATGACCTTGAGGCAGGCCGTAGAAAAATACTGCCAGCGGCCTATAGACCGCGACCAGCTGGAGCCGTTGCTGACGCCGGCGCCGGACGGCGACCAGTTGGCGAAGCGGGCCGTCGAGGTCCTCGAGCGGGAATTGAAGACCCTGGAGGAAATCCGGAAAAACGCCCGGCTGGGCCTGGCCACCTGCCGGGGGCTGGAAAGACAGGCGCGGCAAGCCGGACGGCCCGGCTTGAAAACGCTGCTGGACAAAAACTACCAGTTCGCCATGGCCGCCCAGCAGGCCGCGGCCAGGATGCCCTTGATCAACGTATCCATGGTGGGGGCCAACCGGGCCATTGCCTCGAGGGCCTTTAAGACCAGGGGCAAGTTTTCCACGGCTGAAATCGTCCGCAACCAGGACGACCTGTTGACCCGGACAACCCGGTGCCGGGTGGCCTTGAGCGCGGCCAAGACCGCGGTCGAGACCCTGCGCGGCGATTACGAGACGTCGCTGGGTCTGCTCAAAGATTACCGGGCGCGCGGGGTGGAAGCCCTGGCGCCGCCGAATCAAGCGCCGGTGGACCTGTCCGACGCGGAAAAGTATCTCGAACGCGGCAACTTCGCTCACCCGCTTTTGGACGCTCAACGGGCCTTGAGGGAAAATCCGGAGGACCAGAGGGCGGCCGAGGTTCTGGCCAAGGCGACCGAGGCCCGGGACCGGGCCATTGACGAGGCCCTGCGCCGAGAAAAAGAAGAATCGCCCGAGACGATCAAAAAGATTCGGTACAACGAACTAATCGAGGAGGCGCAACGATTGGGACGGGACGAAAAGGATTTCGCGGCGGCCCTGAAAAAACTCCAGGAGGCGGTCGGCCTGTATCCCGAGCGGATTGAGGCCCGCTGGGGTCTAGCTACGGCCCTGCAATACGTCGAGCGCAACGAGGAGTCAGCGGTTGAATACAGGCGGCTGGTTGAGGTAAATCCGGAGGCGCACGCCTTCCGCTATGAACTGGGCCTGGTGCTGCTCAAAACCGGCGACGTCGAGGGCGGCTTGACCGAGATCGGCGCGGCTATGGCGAAGACCGACCAGTACGATCATTTCCTGCCGCGCCTAGGCGACCTCAAAGCCGGCCTGGGCCGGATCGAGGAAGGGCTGAAGGCCTACGTAATCTACCTGGCCGCCAACCCGGCAGATTACCAAGCCTGGGCCGCTTACGGGGACTGGTTAAAAAAGGTGGGGAGGGAAAATGACGCGGGCGCGGCCATGAGAAAGGCGAGGGCGATTAAGCCGACTGTGAATTTAAAGGCAGTAAGTTAGTAATGGGTCCCGGAATTTGGAACTCAATCCTGAATTCCGACCGCATTACATAAAATGTGACGAAAGGTGTAAAATGGTGTTTTTTCAATTGAAAAACGCCCTTGATTGTCAGGACCGATTAGGGCGTCGAGAATTAGCTCTGCGATTGAATGATAGTTCTTGACAACTAGAAGGGATCGTCTCTCTCGACGCTCTTGCGACCTTGGCTCCTCAATATGCCTATTTCCACCTAAATCAGCTAAAATTGGATAGTCACGGAAGTCGGATATGGCACAGCCGGCCTTACTGATCAACTCCCTACAATTACCCTCAAAGCCTTCACGGGTATTATCGTCAATCGCGTATCGAAAGCGGATGCTTTTATGACACCTAGTCGAAGGGCATATGAATTTTGCTGGTATGTTAAAGAAAACACAATCGTCTATATCTCCATTCGACCCCTGGAAATATCGCGTAAACCAAAACCATTCCAATTTGGTCCTAAAATCGATCACGACCGGTTTGATAATAAGCCCGATAACAGTTTCCGCCCAAAGACTATGCGCAAACAAGCCTTCATGCGGTGCAAATATCCTCGTTTGGCGAACTATCATCATTGTTTGCCTGCCTTATTTGATGCGGGTGTACTCGCCACCAAAGGATACATTCATGCCGAAGTATCCGCCAACTAATTTCTCGGTGGCAATGAGGCGGTCCTTCTTAAAGAGTAATTCCAGCCTATACTCTTCGTCCCCAAGGCTCCCGTCCGAGAAGGTAACCCTATTACCCTTAATCTCCGCCTCGAAATCGAGCTCCCCTATATTCGGTCCGCGCGGGAGAGTCTTACCCCATAGTGCCAAGCCTGTCACCTTAACGTTTCCATTCGGGAGGCGCTGAACCTGTAGTTCAGCGCTTTCGAATTCCCCCTCACGCTCATAGTATTCCGAAAAATCGTCGGTCGATTTATCCAGAGGGGTCTGAGCATCACCTATAATGATGGGTTGTTTCCAGTTCAAATCAATTACCTCATATAATTCCTTGCGGAAGTGGCGTACCTCGTTGGTAGTGAGTCCTTTGCTTTGACTTGTGCGACTATCGTACTGGTCGTGGTGCTCTAAACACATAAAAGCGAGATTGTCCACGCTATTATTGTCATGTCGCCCATCTATGTGAACTATTTGCCCGTGTTTCATTGAGTAGTCCCGCTTAAGCCCGAAGCATACGCAACAGCGCCTGCGCGCCTTTAACAGTACGGTTGTCTCAATTTCAGTGGGAGTTCGCTTCCGCATCGCATCTCTAAAGGCCACGATAATTCACGGAAATATCCGATGTCAAGCCGAAATTTTAGCGTTTACATTCAAACACGGCCTGGTAGCGGTGGCTGAGCGGGAAAGACGCGGAGGCTAAACAAGCCTACCAATAGCAGATACGGCAGGAGATACGGGACGAGACCTTGACGGTCTTATGGGGCTAACAAATTATAAATATTGAAAAATTAATTTATAACAGCTTCCGGATTGCCCATTTAACCCTACTGCTCCCACGTGAGGCTCTTGGTCCCGGTCAAGAGTTGAGAGACTCTGTTCGTGGCCACGGCTCGCTCATAGGTGCGACCGACTATCCAGGCGCCGCACGCTCCGGTCCAGGCCCACCAAAATTCGGTCGGGAGCTCCAACTTGGGGAAAGCCTTGCTGGTGAAAAAGGCGAAGGCGGGGAGGAGCACATAGTTGAGAAAAATGAAGAAGAGGCCTCCATAGATCAAAGTCGGCCGGGCCCGTTTCGTGTAATTGTCGCCCTGGGCCATCTCCGCCACGATAATCGATTTGCTGGCCTCGGTCAGAACGGCATCGCGGGCCATGGTCATCTTTTGAATCTCCATGGTCGCCGCGGCCTTATCCGCATCGGTCATCTGCGGCGGGAAGTAATGATCGACGATGCCCTTGGCGAAGTCCAGGGCCGTCGTCAACAGCGTTGACACTCCGCCGGTAGCGACGCCGGCCGCCGCTGAAGCCACGTTTGTCAGTAAAGAGCCTCCGTTGCTCATCCTTGCACCTCGCTTTTCAGGGCCTGCATGCGCCCCTTGACTTTATCCACGTAAGGCTGATTGGCGAAGCGCCCGTCCGGACCGCGGCGGTCGTTGCCCTGGTTGTAGGCGGCGATGCCGGCGTCGATGGAGCCGAAGCGGTCGATTTTTTGGCGCAGGTGGCGGCAACCGAGGTCCAGGCCTGCTTCAGGATCACAGACGCGGGTCAGCCAGCCCTGAAATTTATGCTCGCGGGCCACGGCGCCCATGACTTGCATGAGACCGAAGCTGGTCATTTGCAGGCGCTGTTCGGTCTCGTCCGAGCAGGTGGACGGTTTCAGGCCCTTGGTCTGAACTATCCCCCTCCAGGCCGGCTCATAGCGGGCGGCCCAGGGATCGCCGCCCGACTCGGTCAGGACCATGGCCCCGACAAGGAAAGGATCAAGGTCGTACTTGGCGGCCGCGGCCTGGATTAACGGCCAAAGGTTCTTTAGACGTTCGTCCATGTGTTATATTCCTTTCTGTCGCCTTTTTATGGCGAGGATTGAAACAGTATTTCTCCGATCTCGGGCAACTCGCCCGACCACAGGCAACCGTCGTCCAGCCGGCCGTACAGGTCAACCACGACCACGGGCAGCGGCCTGTCCAAAACCTGGTAATAGGCGGCTTCAGCCAGGCCCTCAGGCGTGGATAGGTCGTGCTCGAAGGTCAGTTGGCCGGCCTGCCGCAGCTTGAGGCCCAAATCCAGGACCCCGGAGCACTTGCTTCAACCGGGCCGGTGAAAGAGATGAATCATGCTAGACGGCCCGGCCATTTTTCCACCCCTCGATACGGGCCACCCGGTCCGAGACTTCGGTCACCCGGTCATGCAGGCAGGCCTCGGTTTCCCGGCGTTCCTTTTTGCATTCAGGGATGGCGGCCTTGATTTCTTCCACGGCGTCTCTCACCACATTGATCCGCCCGGCCAGCAAGATGTAGATCACGAAGCCGACGAAGACCTGCGGCCCGAAATACTTCAAGACGCCCAGCACCAGGGCTTCCACGACTACACCAACCGATCCCTCAAAGCCTTCCGGGTGGACAGTTTAGCCGCGGCCACGGCCGGCAGGTCGTCCAGGGAAATGACGCCCTTAGCCACCAGAGCGTCCACCAGGTCTTCAACGACGCGGACCGTTCCGGTATCCGAAGCGGCCAGATCGAGCTTGGCCTTTTCTTGCTCACGCCAGGTAACGGCCGCCTCCGGATCATAAGACGCCCAGACTTGATCGAGAACGTCCTGGGTAACGCCCCCGATATACAAAACACCGTCGGCGATCCTGGTTTCAGGATGACCAGGCTCGGCCCCGCACCGGTGCGCCAAGTAGCCGGTATCGTAAGACCGACCGGCGACATTGATCGAAGCAGTCACGAAATCACCCCCTCACTGCAAGATACGCATGGCGAACCAGGTCCCGGTCGTAGCGGCAACGCCGAGATTGCCCGTGCTGTTCTGCTGTGCGTACAGCTCAAAATATTCTCCAGCGGCGACCGTTAGTGGAGAAGACACAACACTCAAGACGGTAGGGTACGTACCAACCCCGTTGGCTGCTTGGACCTGGAGACCCGAGAACCCGTAACCGGCTGCCCCTCCTTTGTAAAACCCAATGAAGCGAAAATTCGTGGCGTTCTGGTTGAACTGAACGTTCCCAAACAGTTGGACCCTGGTCACCCCCGAGGGGACAGTCAACCGCGTCGGATTGGCGACGGCCCAGCACGTGTCCGTGTCATAAGAAGCCACGGACCAGATCAAGGCCGTATTGACGGCGTCCGACAGCAACTGAGACGCCGTCCGGTAGACCAAAGCCCCTCGCGTCCCCTGTATAAACAGGGCTCTCAAGGCGCTGTTGAGCTGCGTGCGGGACTCGGTGGCGGCGGTCTTCAGGGTCAGGCCGGCCTGTTCGATGACGTAGGCCAATTCCTCCTGGACGGCGTTAAGCCAATCCTCTTCGACGGTGGTGCCAGGCGGCCCGTCGGAAAACAGGTTGCCGGCCGCGAAATTGGCGCCTTCAGTGCGGTGCATGCTTCACCTCCCGGGTCACGAACCCCTAACCGACCATTCCGGGTCGAAAAACCATTTACCCTTGGTATCGTCCGCGATCACGCCGAGCACAACGGAATTGGTCGGCACGCTGGCCGTGATCGAACCGACCGAGTTGGCGCTGGCCAGGTAGACCGGGCGGCCGATTTTGCCGGCGAACGAGGCCGAGAAGGCGCTGTGGTAGATCAGGCCTCGCCTTAGGACCTGGGCTTGAGATTCTCCGCTGGCGTAGGAGCCCAGGGCCAGGCCCAGGCACGGCTGGCAGACGCTTTGCGAGGCGTTGGCCGGCCGCCAGGTGTTGGACGGGGTCAGGGCCAGGGCGTTGCCGAAGGAGCAGCCGGAGTCGATCAGGCACGAGTAGTCAATCCAGCCCTTGGCCGTGTCGCCGGTGGCTAGGTTAGCCTTGTCCGGCTGTTTCCAGAAGTCACCGGGGTTGGCGAATTCGGACTCCATGACCGTGACGACAAAGTCGCGCAGGTCCTGGGCGCTGATCTGGCCGGTGGTGTTGTCGGCGAACAGGGCCAGAATAGCGGCCCTGGTTCTTTGGGTGTCAGCCATTATGCTTGCCTCCTTTCATTAACCGGGATGGTTAAAGGCGTCGTCGAAGGCGTCCCGGGTAAAGGCGCCTCCAAAGTAAACGTCAAAGGCCGTGGCAAAGGCCCGGTCAAAGGCCCCGTCCAGCCACCATTCTTCGTCGGCCGGGATGGCGTCAAAGGCCCGGCTGAATGAACGATCAAGGGCCGGGCCGACGTATTCCCACAAAATGCGGGTGTGGGCCGGTTTGTATTTTTGGAGCACGCAGACCAGGCTGTCCGCGGCCGGAACGTAGCAAATCGGGTCGCCGGATTCGCCGGCGCCGGACTGGAGCCAGATGATCTGGCCGCTGAGATAATAGACCTTGACCTTCCAGCAGAAGATGACCCACTGGTCGCCGGCCGGGTCGCCGCTGAGGCCGACGCCGGACCAGAACGGCGTGAATTCCTCGATGGCGATGGTGTAGCCCAGGGCCGAGGCCAAATCGATGTAGTACTGCTTGTGCAGGCCGCCCAGGGCGATGAGCTTGGCGTGAGCCCGCCGGCGGCGTTCGGTGATGGTTTCAGCTTCACCGGAGCACTCGTCAGGCAGGCCCAAATCGTATTCGTGCTCGGGCAGCAGCTCGAAGGCTTGCCGGGTGTCGCGTTCGGAAAAAAGCTCGGCGGCGCGCGAGTCCACCCTGGCCAGTTCCTCGGCCAGGGCGTGCAGGACCTGGTTCATGACCGAGGACTGGTCGCGGGACCAGGCCCGGCCGCGCGGCATCAAGGCCCAGAGCATTTTCAGGTAGTCGGCGACGGTCCGGACCATTAATCAATCGTCTCCAAAGGTGTTCGCGCCCAAGACGTGGATTTCGTCCACGGCCGCGGTCACGTTGGCCGCCGGGCCGACCAGGGTGTGATGTTCCTCACCGCCGGCTTGCGAAACAGCCTCGCTGATCCGGGAAAGATAAAGCGTCTGGCCGGGGCCGCCCTCGGTGGCGATCAGGTCGGCCAACTGCTGTTCGACGGCGGCCCGCACGGCCGCGGTGTTGGGAGCGATGTTGATTGAAAAATTCACGGCCAGGGGCGTCAGGGCGATCATAAACAGGCCCGGTTCAGCCGTGACCGGGATGCCCACGGTTTCGCCGGTTTCCTGATCGGTGTGGGAAACAAGATAAGCCCGGACGATTTCCCGCTGGGCGGCGTTGGGGAATGGGTCAAGGTCGTTGTCGCGCATGAAGGCCACGCCAATGGTGCCCACGCCCATGTATTCGGGAAAGGTCCAGACCCGGGTCACGCCGCCTACCTCGAGTGCCCAGGCCTCGTAGTCGTATTCGCAGCCGCCGTGGGGCGGTTGACGTTTGCGGAAAAGGACGCGCTCGCGGTAACTGTCGTCATCTTCCTCGTCGGCGCCGCCGGTAATGCCGTCCGCACCGACGGTGACAGTGGTGTCTACGCCGGCAATGGGCGAGATAAAGGTCAGGCTGATGCCCGGATCGTCGTTGCCGGCGGCGCCGGCGTCCACGGCGGTGAAAGACACGGTGACGCTGCCGCCCCCGCCGAGGGTGTTGTCCTGGTCCGTGGCGTAACGGACGCCGGCCACGGATTCGAGTTCGGAGTCGGCCGGGATGACTAGGCCGGCCGTGCCCGTAGCCGTACCCGTGCCGGAAGCCTTGGTCGCGGCGGTCCGGGCCAGGCCGTACTCGCCGCCGATGGTTTCCAGGTAATCAACCTCGGCCGAGGAGGCGAAAAGCTGATCGGCCATGAAATCCAGGAAGCCATAAAGCAGATGCACGGCCCCGCCGTAGACCCTGGCCATGACCTTGAGCACGGCCCGCCGGAGCAGCGATTCGGCGCCGTCAATGCGGGCCTGGAAGTCGGCGGCGATGCGGTCAACGATTTCCTGGAGCGTGGGGCGCTCAAAGGCCATTGAACTGTCCCTCCCACAGCGAATCGAATTTGTAGGCGGTGACCGTGCCGTCGGACCTGAATATCCTGGCCCGGAAGGCCAGGATGGGTGTTTCCACGGCGCCGGTCCGTTCGACTTCAATCTCGACCTTGGCCGCCACGCCGTCGTCAACCAGCCACTCGAGGGCCTGTTCGATGTATTCCCTGGCGCGGATCAGGGTTTCCGGCGTGGTTTTTTCGCGTTCGAGCAGCCACAGCCGGGAGCCGATCCGATCGCCTTCCACTTCCGGGCTGACCAGGTCGCCCCACCAGCCGCGCTTGTCGCCGTTGGCCGAGTCGGGCAGGACGTCGTCGTCTTCGGCCCGGCGGTCGGTGAACAGGCTGACGATCACGGCCGTGGTCAGGCCCATGTCCGAGGCCAGGTCGTTGCCGGCGAAAAGGAAGTCGCCTTCGATCAGCAGTGAACCCCAGTTGATCTGGACGTCCACGTCAGCTGATCCTTATGAAGCCGCAGCCTTCGGCCATGGTCGCGGCGCAGTGAATAGGTACGGCCGGGCAAGGCGCGTGTGGATCAACCGGGCTGCCGATGACGGCCCAGGGGTTGCCGTTGAGCCGGACGTAGGCCTGGAGCGGCTCGATGATCCCGCCGGCCGTGTCGTCGCCGGTACGCGAGGCCCCCAGGCCGCCGGCGCGAATCCAGGCCTGGCCCGTGGCCGTGTGGCCACAGGTGGCGGCGTTGCCCTGACGACAGGCTTCAGGCATGGGTCACCCGACGAACCATTCCTGGAAATTCAGGGCCACGCACCAGAGGCCCCAGAGACAGACCAGGCAGAGAGACACCAAAATCACCCAGAAGGCGATCCGCCAACCGGGGCCTTCGGGTAAACCAACCAGGCCGGACATGTTTTACCTCCTACGGGTTGAAGTCCACGGACGGACAGTTGATGGTCAACTGCGTATCCGCGTTGATGGTGATCTCGTCGGCGTTGATGACGATCTTGCGGCCCTCGAGCAACTGGACGTCGTGGCCGGCGCCGATGTCTTTCCACTTGGTGTAAATCATGACCTCGCCCTCTTTCAGGGTCGTCGGCCGGTAGCGCCGGTCGTGAATGACCAGAACCACGCCCTGATCGCGGTTGCCGTTGACGAACAGGGGCACGGCCTCGGCGCCGGGCTCGGGAAAGGTCTCAAAACCGTATTCCTGCATCCGCTCGATGTCGGTCACGACTTCGCCGTCCAAAAGCTCGAGCTGGACCATCTGCGTGCTGTCGGTGTTGTTGACCGCGGCCAAAATGGCCCGGCCAACCATCAGAAAAATCTTGTTCTTGATGGTCTGGGTCAGTCGTTTGAAGTCGCCGATTTCCATGGAAGCCTCACTTGCTCTTGGCCTGGGCCACTTCGGTGTCCAGGTCAAAGGCCGGCTTGGCGATGCCGCCGCCCTTCTTGGTCATGACCGGGCTGGATAGGAGCTTGTAGGTCTGGGGATCGACCAGGGTCAGCCGGGTAATGGTCCCGGACCTGTCGTCCACGGAATAGCGCAGGGCGGCGATAAGCAGGGTGCCGTTGACGTCCAGGACCTTGTCTTTAACCTTGACCAGGGTGTTGATTTCCCAGACCTTACCGTCGGACTGGGTCCAGCCCTGCACGGAATATTCGACGGAACGGGACTTGCCGGCCCGGAGACTCAGTTCCCACTTGGCCCGGTCTTCGGCCGTTTTGACGTCCATGGCGTGTTCGCCCAAAACGACCAGCGGCCGGTAGCGCGACATGACTTCGTCGGTGGCGTGCCCTTTCGGCCGGACGAAATCCTTGAGCTGCTTGGTCTTCTTGCCGCGGCCCACGCCCTTGACGTAGTAGTCGGAAAAGCGGTCCTTGTCGCTGAGGGTCATCTGGCTGGAGAGGATGTTTTGGCCGACTTCGAGGGTGTCGGCGGCCTGTTTGGACCCGGCCTGGGTTAGGGTCAAATCGCCGTCGCCGTAACTGACGACGAGGACACCCCGGGTCTTGCAGGCCTTGACGATCAGTTCCGAAACCGAGTCGCCCTCGTTGGCCTTGAATTCCTCGACCTTCCTGGCCGCCTGGGTCGCGGCCGAGGCGTCCACGACCACGTCGATCAGGTCAAAGGGTTCGCAGAGGGCCTCGACCACGGCCCGGACCGTCTGGTTTTTCCATTCGTTCTTGGATCCGACGTAGGAGCAGTCAACCAAGTCGCCGGTCAGGTCCCGACCGCTGACCTGGATTTCATGCTGCTGGCGGTCAAAGGACATGCGGAAGTCTTCGATGTAGCCGGTGATGACTACCTGGCCGTCTATTTCGACGGTGCACTGGTCGCCCATTTGAATTTTCCAATCGGCCGGCTTTTGCGGGTATCGGTCCGAGACGGCCAGGCCGAAGGTTCCGGCGATCTGCTCGAGGGACTTCTGTATCTCGACCGATTTCCAGCCCTGGTACGACTGCCCCTTGATCCTGAGTTCGATCTGGTTGCGGCTACTCATTGAGGACCTCGATGGTTTCCCCGCCGGGCAGAAAGCCCGGATGCTCGAGCCGGGGCCGGTTGCGCTCTTCGATCTCGTCGGCGCGCTCGAGGTCGAGGTACAGGTCAAAGGCCAGGTTCAGGGTGGTCTTGACCTCGGCCGGGACCGGGTAGGAGACGACCCGGGCCAGGTCCGCGCCGACCTGGCGCATGGCGTCGACAAAGGCCTGTCGCAGCCCGTCCAGGGCCTCGTAGGAGTCGTCGGCCGGAAGGATTTCCTGGGCCACGTCAAGCGTCAAGGGCGACGGTTCGGTCATGACTGCACCACGCCGCCCAGGGTGATGAGCTGCCCGTCAAATTGGTTGCTGACCTGTTTCATCAGGCTGACGGCGCCGTTGTAGCTGCCGTGTTGGACCCGGACGGCGATACGGGCGGCGGTCATCAGGGCCGTGTTGCGGGCCAGGTTGACGATGGCCGTCCGGTTGACGATCTGCTGAATCGCCTGCGGGGTGGTCGGCGAAATCGGCGTGAGCAGGCCGCCGAAGCGGCTGACCGTGCCGGTCGATTGCCCGAAGGAACACATCTTCAGGGCCGCGGCCACGGAGTACCGGCCCAGAGAGCCGGGAATCTGCATCGAAGACAGATTGAGCGACGAATTGATGCCGCCCTGAACCAGTGCCCCGTTGACGGCCGCGCCCGAGACGTTGAGGAAATTGGTGAACCCGCCGGCGATGGTGGTCCCCAGTAAAGTCGGCGACAGGGCCGAGGTCCCCAGCCCGGCCACCGAGGTGTTGATGCCGGCGTAGGCCTGGGAAAGCAGCGAGGTCTGAGCGCCCTGAATCGAGCCCAGGCTGCGTTTCATCATGCCGAACATGACGGACACGTCAGCCTGTGCCCGGGCCGCGACCGGGTCCGGGAAGCCGGAGACACGGTAAGACGAGGCGAAGTTTTTCAGTCCGGCGGCCAGGGCCGTGTCGGCCGCCCCGTCCACGGCGCTGATGGGGTTGGGCGACTGGCCTGGAAACTGGTTTTTACCCGCCTGGACAAAGAGCATGGCGAAGCAGGCCACGCCGCCGTCGTTGTCGATCCGCTCGCTGACCCGGGCCGGGCTTTTAAGGGCCACGGTCAGCGTGCCAAAGAAGGGGTGAATAAGCGTGCCCGGACCTTCTTTGCGCAAAGCGTCGATCAGGGCGTTGCGTTCGCGGAAATAGTCCCAGCCGTTGACCACGGACTGGACGACAAAGCCCTCGACGTTGAATTCGTCGGCGGCCTGGCCCAGGTCTTCGACGTAAGGTTCGTCCCTGAAGGGGTATTCGTGGAGTACACTGCGGCGGCCCACGGAGGTGTCAGCGCCAAAGACCTTGAAGGGCACGCCCCGGAAGCTGGCTTTCTGGAGATTGTCGCGCCAGGCCATCAGTAGACTCCGACTTCGGCGGCCGTGGCGACGCGGACCTTGGCCGGGCCGGTGGACTGCATCTTTTCCACGGTGGCCGAGGTGCCGTGCTCGGCGGTCACGCGGATGTTGACGTCGGTCTGGCTGTGGGCGCCGGTCAGGGCCGGTATGATGCTGCCGAACATGGTGGGGACAAACAATTCCGGGCCGCGTTCGCCGACAAGGTAAGGCCGGCGGGGCCAAACGGGCCCGCCGCGCTGGCGTCCTTCAGGCTCGGGAATGCCTTCGCCGGCAGAAAGCCCTTTGAGGCCGGCCAGGGGATCGGCAACATCTCCCCACTCGCCCCAATTCAATCCTTGAACCTTAGCGTGGGCCCTGGCCGTAGACATCCATTCGGGAAGCATGGAAAACCAGCCGGCTATCTTACCAATCCATTCACCAATTTTTTGGAGCACAAAGAGTACGACCTTCAGGGCCGAAGCTAAAAACGTCAATGGTCCACCAACGATGTGCCCGATCACCTTGCCAAAAGTGTTCCACTGACTAACAGTCGTGTCATTCATGGCCGAAGACATCATCTTGGCAATTGCAGAAAAAGACTCCTTGAAAACGGCCAACTGCGGCCCAAGCAAATCGGCGATTACTCCGCCAACGTCTTTTAGGGCCGTCCAGACGCCCCAAAAAAAGCCCCGCAACTTAGGGAAGTCCACTAAAAAAGAATCGATTTTCGACCCAAGGTTGTCCCACCCAATAGAAGCGACTCCCAGTCCGACCGCCATCGGCACCAGTGCTGCGGCGACCCCGCCGATCCATAGCAATGCACCAGCAAAAGTGGTCCCGAGAACACCAACAGCCCAGGAAATTCCAGCCATAGCCAAAATAACGGGTCCGGCAATAGCGCCAAGACCAAGAACGGCCATAATGACGGCTTTTGTCGTAGGACTAAGTTGGCGAAACTTGTCGATAAGGGGATTAAGTATTTCCAAGACAAAGCCGATCGGCTTTATGACCGAATTTCCCAATTCGATACCAAAGCTGCGGAGGTTATTTATAAATAACGTTATCTGATTTCTAGCCGTTCGGCTGCGTACGTCGAATTCTCGAGTCATAGAACCGGCAAATTGGGTCTTTTCTGAAACCAGCCCAATAGCCTTGCGATATTCACCTAAAGACCCAACCAGCACGGCTATGTCATCGGACCATTCCGTGCCGAACAAATCAGCCAGGATGCCCGCCCGCTCCGATGGCTTTTTTGCTTCGATTCTTTCCAGGAACTTTAAAAGAGCTCCCTGGGCGTCCTGTTCAATGGCCGTCTTTAATCCCTTCGCGGAAACGCCCAGTTCGGCCAACGCCTTCTGGAACTTTCCCGTCCGTTTGTCCGCTGTCTGAAGGGCCTGCATGACATAATTCAGGCCCCGAGCGGCCACTTCCGGGGGTTTGCCCAGAGAAATCATGGCGCCTGCTAAGGCCGCCGTTTGTACGGCCGTCAGGCCGAACTGCTTGGACACTCCGCCCATGCGGCCAAGGGCCTCGGTTATCGTAGACGCTTTGGCGGCAGTATTATCGGAGAGGTGATTGATGGCGTCTCCAAGTTCCCAAAGATTTGTGATGGGTATACGAAAAACATTGGCCAACATAGCCATGGACTCTCCCGCCCTGTCGGCCGTCATGTCGAAGGCAACCGCCATCTTGGCCGTCAATTTAATGAACTCAGGCAGATCCGCCTTGGCTACTCCCAATTGGCCGCCAGCGGCGGCAATGTCAGCTAAACCTGTCTGGGCTATGGGTATCTTCTTGGCCATCTCCATGATGAGGCGATTAAATTCGGCGAACTCCCTATCATTTGCGAAGTTGACGACCTTTCGGACCTGAGCCATGGACTCCTCGAAGTCCATGGCTGCATTTGAAGCCAACCCAAAAGCCACAGCGGCGGGGATGCCCAGTTTTAACGAAACTTCAGTGCCTAACCCTCGAAGCTTCTCCGCGGCCGCTTTCGCCTTTTCGCCTAATGCCCGCAAACTTTCTGAGGCCTTTTTAACTGGCCCACTGGCAAGGCCGTGTAAGGCTTGTCCCACGGCGCGCACTGGCGTGGAGGCCTTGTCGATAGCCTCAAAGATTATCGAGAGACTAAATTGCGATCCAGCCATTCCATGCCCTTATCCCAGAAGGCGGCTTCCTGTAGCGTCATTGCCCAAATTTCCGATGGCGGAAACCGATAAATAAAAGCCAGGCACCAAATCAGCTTTTCCCACCCCCCCCGATCACAGGCGGGAGTTGCGTTTCGGATAAAAAATGGGACACCTTTTCCACTAGGCCCAGCAAATCATCCAGGTCTATCTGGCCTGCTTCTTCAATTGAAATATCGGCGAGAGCAGCAAGAACCGGAACAATATCGCCGGGCTTTTTGATCTCTCCCTTGTTTTCCAAGAAAGAATCCGGCAGCATAGCTAGGTGTTTAAGCTTAATCCGGCCCAAGTGTAGTTCGGTTACTTCGGTTGTTTTACCCTCCCTCGTTACGATAATCGGGTAAGACAACGTTACAACCTGTTGGTCACCCATTCGCTCCTCCTTAAACCAGGCTGGTCGATTCGTACCAGCCGGACGACTGGGACTCGAAGGTCAGTTTGACTTCGCCTTCGCCGGCGGTGATCGAAGGCGGGGTCATGCAGGTGGCCCCGTCCATGACGTAGACCTTGCCGCCGTTGGCGGTCCGGAAGATGACCGTGCCGTTGCCGTTGACGCGGTACAGGGCGCCCAGGGAGACGTCGTCCCGGTCGGTGATGGTTACTTCGACCTTGGCCGGGACGACTTTTTCCTTGATCCCGTGGGGCCCGGAGTCGCCGATGACGGTTTCGCGCTCGACGGCGTAGGACCCGTCGCCGGCGCCCAGGCCGGAGAGCACGGCGCCTTCCTTGTTCAGGAGAAGCTGGCCGTTAACCAGAATCTCGACGCGACCGGTGATTTTGGCCATTTAGTCACCCCCTAAAGAATGAACTGGATGAGTCCCGCCAGGATGCGGAACTGGTTGATCAGGTCGGGCGGCAATAAGACGTTGACCCGGTTGCGGTCGGTCTCGTCCCGCTCGACGACGATGTTTTTGACGAAGTCCTCGAGGTTTTCGATCAGGCCCTTGTCGCGCAGCAGCGTGAACAGGGCGATGCACTCAGCCTTGACGTCCTTGGGTCGGACCACATAGCTTCCCGGCAGGGTCGGGAAGGTGTCGTCGGCCAGCTTGTAGCGCGGCTCGAGGTAACGGTTGGTCATGCGGATGCGGAACTGGTCGCGGATTTCGCCCAAGGTAAACAGGGTTTCAATGTCCAGGTAGGCCGGATCGGGCAGACCCAGGGCGTTGGCCTGGTAGGTGGTGATGATCCGCTCGGTCAGGACGCTGCCGCCGGTATCCACGATAAAGGTCGAGATGCCGTCGTAAAGCAGGATGTCGCGTTCGGCCCGGGTGAAGCGGCTTTCCACCGGCGGCGGCAGGACTTCCTTGAGCTTGAGGAACTGGAGGGGCCGGGCCGGGTCGCCGTTGAGGTTCCAGGCGCCGACAGCGCCCAGGGCCGCGGCCCATTCGGCCGGATCAGTGGGAGAATCGTAGACGCCGATGATGGTGTTGTGGGGGCTGTTGCGCGAGTTGCCCAGGGTGGTGCAACTGGCCTGGGTGCCGCGCACGGCCGCGTAGCCGTGGCCTTGCTGATCCACCAGCGGCCCGAAGCGGTCCTCGAGTTCGTCCTCGAGGTCGGTCAAGTTGGACGAATCGATGTACGGCTGAATGATGTGATGAAAGCGTTTGTCGCCGATGACGGCCCAGGCCGAGGCCAGGTCCGGGTTGACCGTGCCGCCGGCAAAGCCGCTGATCAGGACCGAATCGCCGTAAAAGGCTGAAGGCAGGGACTGGCCGGTGTAGTAGTTGTAGCGCACGTCCAGGTAGTTGCCAGCCTCGCCCGGACAGACGGCGATGAGGTTGAGGGCCGACGTGGCGTTGGTTGAGGCCTTGACCGGCAGATGCGAGTAGGCCGAGCCGTTGACCGTGGTTTGGATGGCCGAGTTCACGTCCTTGGCCGACCAGCCGGAAGTCAAGGCCACGTAGACCTTCTGGCCGTTGATCATCAGGTAGAAGGTGCCTCCGCCCTTGCAGGAATTGCCGTTGGCCGACAGCCCGACCGAGACGTGGAGGGTGGCGGAGGCGGCCACGGCCGCGCCGCCGTCGGCCAGGGCCAAGGCCCACAACTCGGTGTTGGGATTGTTGTCCTTGAAGACGCTGCACATGCGAGACAGGATCGAGCCCGGGCCGAAGTAGCCGTCGGCCAGGCCCTCGCGGGAAATCTGGACCAGGGTGTCCACGGGAATCTTGCCGGCCGAGGTGCGCTGGCCGACGATCAGGGCCAGGTGCGGGTTCTGGACCAGACCCTGCAAGGCCCGCGAACTGTCGATCTCGGCGTAGACGTTGGGCGTGCGGATGGTGTCCGGGATGTTGGCAAAGGTAATGGCCATGGTTTAGTCCTCCTCTTTTTGTTCCGCCGCCCGGCTGCTCTGGATCTCCGGGGCCGGGTCAGGCGGCGGCGAGCCGAGGGTCACGTCGCCCACGGCCAGTCTGCGTCTCCAGTAGCGCCCCTCGGGACCGACCTTCGAGCACCAGGCGCCGTCGGCCGGCAGGGCGACCTTGTTGCCCGGGAACCTGACGATCAGTCCGGGCCGGGGCACGAGCCACCATTGAGTTACATTCATTTTCTTCCCCTTGTCGCCTCTATGGGCGTGGATTGAAACCGTAGCGTTCGAACCCGCGGCCGAAGGCCCTGGCGTTGAAATCTCCGGCGTTGGGGTCGGCGGTAAAATCAATGAGCTCCTCGAGGTCCGGGGCCCAGGCCGTAACCGGCAGGCCGTCCATGGCCCGCATGGGAATGTTTTCGCTGGGCGTCAGTTCCCACTGGGCAAAGAGACGCAGAAAGTCGTCAACCGAGGTCGGCCGGACCCCGTCGGCGTCGGTGATCCGCGTCCGCACCTCAAACTCGAACTGGTACCAAAGCCAGGCCGGAGTCAGATCCAGAAGCCGGCCGCCACGGTAATACATGAGGCTTTCGGCGCCGGGCGGCTGCCAGCCCAGCAGGGCGCGGAACATCTCGGTCCGGACCGCGTACAGGGCGTCGTAGGCGGTCAGGCCGGTCTTGTCCCGCGAGCCAAGGTCGTTGCGCAGGGCCGCGACCACGGCCACGACTTCGGTGATGACCTGGTCCACGCCGCTGTCGTAGCGGTTGGGCGAGGCGGTTTCGGCCAGTTGCAGGACAAAGGCCGCCTCTTCCTTGAGCGTGGCCCGCTGGGCCGCCTCGAATTCGGCCGCGCCGGCGACGCGGTTGGCGAACCGGGTTTCGGCCAGGCGCAACTTCAGGACGATGGGTTGAAGCTTCACGGCGTCACCTGATCGCACCCGCGACCGCGTCCAAAATGCGGCGCTCGATTTTCGACCGCAGCTTGTCCATGGCCGGGGCCAGGAACGGGCGAGGCGCCACGCGGCCAGTGCCTTCTTCGAGGTAAGCCGGATAAGGCGGCTTGGTGATATTCGAGCCGACTTCAACGGCCAGGTCGGAGGGGCGGGCTTCCATGATGATGGACCGCAGCAGCTCGCCCGTGTCCGGCCGGGGTGGGTTACCCGGGGACGAGGCGATGTGATCGAACTTGCCGCGCCGGTCACCTTTGCGGCGACGGTAATGGCGGCCGGTCCGGAGCGAGTGCTGCATGGAGTGAATCATCTCGTTGCGGAGATCGAGAGCCAACAGGACCAAAGCCTTCATGACCCGGCCTTCGCCGCCGGATAAATTTCCGGCGAAATCGTTTAGTTTGGCTGCTACGGTCGAGGCGTTTCGAACCTCGATTTTCACTTCCATCATGCCGCCAACCCTGTGCCCTGTTCCTCGATTTCCGTGGCCAGAACCTTGAGATATTCCCGCCGCTCGTCCGCGTCTACGATGCGGTCCACCCGGAAGAGGCGGCCGACGGGCATGCGGCCGGCCTCGAGATCGCGGGAAAAGCCCCGGTCGAATTCCCGGCCCAGGTTTTCGGCGCCGCGCTGCACGAACAGGAAGTACTCGGACTTGATCGGGGCCAGGTCGCCCGTGGATTTGGCGCCCAGGCCGTAGGCCGGCGAAAAGGACGGCCCAAGATCGGCCACGGCCGCCCGGCGGAGAACGAACTCGTGCGTGGACTGCTTGCCGTCCGTGTAAATTTGCGTCTGGCGAACATAGCCCGGCGGCGAGGCGGCGAGGCTCAAGGGTTTGAATCCTGCCCAGGCCGTGAGCAAATCGGTGTAGGTCTGGTCGAATCCGCCGGCCTCGTTGGGGGCCTGCTCGGCTTGCAGGACCTGCACACGCTCGCGCAGCTTGGGGGCCAGCCAGGTCATATCCGATCCATCACTACGAAGTTGCCGATGGCCGCCCGGGCCTCGGGCGGCGGGTCTTTGTATGGCACGCGGTCTTCGTAAATTTTGGCCGCCCAGAACATCAGGCCGGTGCGGATGGCCGCGGGCACGTCGCCGGCGGCCGAACCGTAACCGGCGGTGTAACGCACGACGTAGCCGCCGCTTTGCCGCCCGGCGCCGGACGGCTGAGTGTAGCCGTCGCGGATGACCAGTTCGGCCGGGATCACGCCGGGCCGGAGGTAGTAGTTGTCGGCGGAGTACTCGGTTTCGGTCCCGTCCTCGTCCACGGTAAAGACGCCGGCCACGGACAACAGAGGCGGCCGGGGCAGGCGCACGACCTGACCGGGCCACCAGTCCATCGAGAATTCGAGAGACTGCTGAATCAAGGCCCGGCCCAGCCAGGGCTCGGCCGACTCCCGCGCCGCCTTGATGAAGGTGGTCAAAAGGTCGTCTTCGGACGTGCCGTCCAGGCGCAAAAAGGTCTTAAGCTCATCGACCGAGACAGGTTCGACGGCCGGCGGCGTAGTCACCCGCCAGACTCGGTTGGCTCGCCAGGACGGATTGGACGAAAGGATCGCCACCGATTACCTCCGCGCGGCCTTGTTCAGCGGCGGCCGGCGCGCGTCCTTGTCGTCCGGGGCGGGGCCGGCGTCCTTGTCGTCCGGGGCGGGGCCGGCGTCCTTGTCGTCCGGGGCGGGGCCGGCGTCCTTGGGTTCGTCGGGCACGACGTTGGCCGCGCCCATCCGCTGGACAAAGACGGAGGCCAGGTCTTCGGAAATACCGAACCCGACCTCGTATTCCTCGCCGGCTCGGAAGGTGCGCACGGACACGCCGTCGCTGCTGCCCTGAACCGTCTTGGTCATTTTGATCCTGGCCATGTCATCACCCCCCGGCTTAGGCCGCCACGCGCGGGGTGCAGTTGGCGTTGTGCTCGACCACGGCCCAGGCGTTGTTGTTGTAAAAGACCAGGCGACAGTAGCCGTTGGCCGAGATCAAGATCGAGGAAAAGTCCTTGATCCCGCCGAGGCCGAAGACCTGGCAGGTCAGGCCGGCGCCGGCCACGGCGGCCGAATTGTCGGACAACGTGACCACGGCGTCGGCGTTCTGGCCGTAGCCGGTGATGACCAGGGCCGCGCCAGAACCCAGGGGCACGGGGTACTTGGCGAAGTGCGAGCCGATGGAACACCCGGCGCCGAGGGAAAAGGCGACGAAGCCGTAGGCCACGGACAGGACGCTGACCGCGCCGCCCGAGGTCACGGCCGAGGCGATCAGGTGGTTGGTGGTCAGGGACAGGATCAGGTTGCGCAGGCGCTCGCCGGTGAAATCCTGGTCCCAGAACTTGAACTCGCCGTCCTGCTTCATGAAGAAGCGGCCGCCGCCCTGCTCGAGCCCGACCTTGGGTTGATAGCTTGAACTTATTTCCGCCATGCGTTTTCCTCCACGAGCCGGGGGAGAGATTGTCCCCCGGCCCAGTCAATCAGTTCAGGTGGCGTTGACCGGCCACAAGGGCGGCTGGCCGAGCACGGCTACGGCGCCGAAGGCCCACGAGCCCGGCGTGGAAACCGAGCTGACGTACAGCCGGACGTAGCGTTTGTTGCCGCGGTAGCCGACGGCGTGCTGGGTCGAGCCTTGCGAGGCCGACAGGGCGGCCGCGGCCGGACAGATGGACAGGAAGGCCCCGGAATTCGAGGTGTAGGCCGAAACGCCGCTGAAGATCATGTTTTCCAGGGGCACGTCGGCCCAGGCGTCGATGCCGGCGGCGCTTTCCGAGGCGTGCTGCATCCGGAACAGGATGTAGGAGGCCGTGGAAACGTAGCTGACCAGGCCCAGGGCGACGATGAAAACCAGGCTGTCATAGCCGCGGGCGTCGATGGTGTCGCCGGCGATGTTGACGGCGCCGGCGGTCACGTCCCGAGGCTGGACCGCGTTGAAAAAGCCGAAATTACTGTAACCGTCACGGTACATATTCGTTCACCTCCCTTCGATCAGGCCGCGGCGACTTTGCCGATTTTGATGGCCTGGAAATTGGTCACCGCGCCGCCGACCCGCTTGCGCGTGTAAAACTTGATCCAGGGCTTGGCCGTGTACGGATCGCGCATGGTGGTGATGCCCAGGCGGTCGACGGTGGTGTAGGCTTCGCGCCAGTCGGCCAGGGCCACGGACAGGGCGTTGGCCGCCACTTGCGGCATGCTGGTGGCCATACGCAGGGGCAGGCCGAGGAGCATGGACGGCTGGGCGTCGGTCAGACCTTCGCGCCAAATGTACTGGCCGTCGCCGTCCTTGAGCTTGAGAATGTCGCGGACGGTCAGGCGGTTCATGAGCCAGGTGCAGCGGTTGAGGTACTGCTCGATGAGCGAGTACTTGACGTTGATCAGGCCGTCGGTGGTGATGGCCGAGGCGTGGAGCATGGCCACCTGTTCGATCTGGCCCCAGGCCGTGCCGTTGGTGTAGGTCAGGAAGCCGCGCGGGGTCTTGACGCCGGTGCCGGAGACAAAGGCCGCGCCTTCGACCCGACCGAACTTGTCGCCCAGCTTGTTGGCCAGCCAGGCCTCGACGTCGATGGCCGAATCCTCGAGCAGCTTCTGGGTGGCGCGCGGCTCGGCGTACATTTCGTGCACCGGAATGCGCTGTTCCTTCCACTGCGGCGTGGCCGTCTCGGTGGGCGACTCGGTTTCACCGACCCAGCCGCAGGCGGCCTCGTCCACGTCCACCATCATTTCGAGGGCGTCGGTGGAAATGGTTTCGACGGCGACCAGTTGGCGAATCGGGTCGTTTTCCCAGAGTTTGGTGATGATGCGGTTGGACATGGCCGGGGTGACCAGGTAGCCTCCGTCCGGATCAATGCCCACGCTCAGGGCCTTGACCTGGTCGGCGGTCAACCGCTGGGCCCGTTCGTCGAACCGGCGAAGGTAGGCCGGAAAGGCCCGCCGGTAGGCCTGGAACTCGTCGAGATTGACCTGGTCGTCGGGCAGGCCGCCGGCCGGGATTTCCTTGCGGGACAAGGCCCGTTGAGCCACAAAGAACTGTTTGGCCTCGTCCATTTCGGTTTGACCGCCGCCGCCGGTGGATCGCGGCACGCGCTTCAGGGCCACCTCGATCTGGTCGATCCGGGCGGCGATCTTCTTGTCCAACTCCTCCTGGCGGACGGTGACGTCTTCGGCGAACTTCTTGAAGCGCTCTTCGATAACGGCGCTGGTCTTGCCATCGGCCGCGTCGAGAAAGGCCTTCATTTCGGCGACCTTCCTGGCCTGCTCTTCGTAGAGGGCCTTGGTATTGTCGCCCAGCGCCTTGACCTGGCGCAGGACCTCGGCCACCACCTCGGGGTGGGGGCTGTCTTGAGGCGCCGAGTTGGGCGCGTCCTTGATTTCGTAACCCATTTTTTCTTTCCTCCTTCGGGAAAACGGGGTAAACAAAAAGGGCAACTCGAGTGATTCGGGCACCCGAATTGCCCTTTTTCGCTTCTTGCGTCCGCGGCGGGTTGGCCGACCCTTGGCGGAACCCCGGCTAAGATTTCTTCAGCTTGAGTGTCGCGCTCTCCTTCAGGCGTGCAGCCGGCGATAGACGTCCAGGCTGAGGTTAACGCCTCGCAACGCCGCGGCGACGGCTTCCAGACCGCGCGCGCCTTCCGCCCCTGACTCCCTCAAGGACGTCCGGCAAAGCCCGGCCAGGTACAAAGCGTCCTGCCTGGAGAGCCCGGCCTCCCGCAGGGCTCGTTCCAGTTCACGCTCGGTCCTGGCCTCGCGCAACCCCTTGACCACGGCGATTTGCGCCCGGGTCAAGGCCGGAAACGTCACCGGGCTGATCTCCCACAGTTCGACCTTTTTCAAGTGCCGAATCTTTTGATCGTTGCCCTTGGGCGTTTCGTAATAAAAGTCCAGGGCGTCATAACCGATGGACAGGCCGCGGATGGCGCCCATTTTCATCAATTCGTGAGCCTCCCGGCCGCGCTGCGTAGCCATGGCCAGGCGGCCGCTGACTTTCAGGCCTTTTTTGTCCTCGACGATCTCGTCCCAGACGCCCAGCGGCTCGTCTGACCGATGCTGCCAGAGCATGGCCACGCCCGTGCCGTTGCGGCCGCCCTTGGCCAGGGTCTCGGCAAAGGCGCCGGCGTCAACAATGTCGCCGTAGGTGTCGGGCTTGCCGCCGAACATCGAGGCGTAACCGGAAAAGGTGCCGGTTTCGTCGAGGCCGTCGGCTTTAAGCTCGAAGGGGAAGGCCTTGTTTTCGCGGCGGCCACAAAAGACTTCGCCGGTTTCCCCGTCATCGAAATCGGCGTCGGCCTTGTCGTCGAGCCCGAGGGCCCGGCGGTGCTTCTGCAAATGCGCCACGACCTCAGGCGAGGCCTCCTGGCCGGAGCGCGCGCCGTTGGCCGCGGCCCAGGCGGCGTCGAGTCCGCCTGGATGCAGGTACATGTCGCCCGAGACGTAAACTCCGTCGTCGCCGACTTCGCCGTTCTTGACCCAGTGGTGCGGGTATTTGCGGTTTTTCTGATCGGCGAAGGCGTTGTCGGGCAGCCTGGTTTTGTCCACCGCGCTCCACTTCGGCTCGCCGCCGGCTACGCTGCTATTGTGCGTCAAGGCCATGGCTTCACCCCAACTTTGAATTCTCTAGGTATTGTTGATATAAGGCTCGCCACTTCTCGTCGACCTCAAAAACGTAATCGCCGCTTTGACCGGGATACGCTTCGATGTGTTTAATTTCGCCCATAACTATTTCGCGTGGAACTTTCAGGGGAAACGCACGACAAGTAATAGCGGTTGCGTTTTTGTCCCGAGTAAAATATTTGCAATATACGCATATTGGGGCTTCGCCAATGGTCACTATATCCCCCTGATTCCCGCTTTTCGTTTAAGTTGGTCGATGACGATCAGGCTTTCCTGGCGTTCAAGGTCGTTGGCATCCTGCCAGTGTTTCCATTGACCCTGATTATATCTGGGCCGGTTTTTGATTATATCCAATAAAGCCTTCTGTTCTTTAACGAAAACAATGCGTTGAGGGTAAGGATGATGATGGATGGCCGCCGAACCTTCCGCCCAGCCTTCGCTTTTGTTTTCCGTGGCGTACATAGATAAAAACTCCGTCGCGTTGTGACTGTTTTCCCACAGAGACATTGTTTCTGAATAAAGGCCCACCCCGCTAGCCGGAACAGCCGGCATAAAAGCCAGGCCCGTTTCGGTCAAGAGCCACGTTCGAACCAGGTGGTCAAATTCGTGGGTTAATACGGATTCATATTTATGACAACCCAGGGGGTGAAACCCGGATGAAACGCTTTGCTTTAAACTGTTTTTAAAAAAACGCGGGTCCCCATAAAACCAAGGATTCATCTCGATCCTTTTGCCGTCTTGGGTAACCTGAGCGTAAACATTCTGGGCTATGTCCGACACCGTGCGGGTGCCCATATATCCCAGACGGGCAGGTACTTCAGGATAATCCCGGGCCAGCCTTTCAAACTGGGCCAGGGTCGGCTTGATCGTGTCCAGATGCGCGCCGGGAAAATCAAAGGCGACGTTCGGCCAGCGATCCTTGGCCCACTTTTCGGCTTCGTCCAACGTGGTCACGTCGGACAGCGGAGGCAAAGCGGGCTGAGCAGCGGTGTCCGCGTCCACTGTATGGTACAGCAGCACACAGCGGCAATGCACGACATTGGCGGCGCGGCCCTTGCGATCCCCGGGGTGGTCCAGTTTATCGCCGCCAACATCGAAGGGCCGGTTTTGGCGGCGGCGCTGGCCGTTAGCCAAGATGTGCGTGATCCTGGTCCGGGCATCGCGCACGGCCGACCACTCGCGTTCGACTTCGACGCCGGTGGCGGCCACGGCGCGGTCCGTGGCGAAACAGGCGGCGTTGTGGGTCTCGGTCTTGGCGATGACCTTGGACCGATAGGCGGTGACGGCCCGAGAAGTGTCGCGCAGGTCCTTGGCGATCTCCCGGTTCGAGGCGCCTTCGCTTAACCCCTCATCGACCAGCGTCTTGATCTTATCGCGGGTGGTGCGGTGGATGCGCCTAACCGCCTCGGCACCCTCTTTCTGAATCCAGGCGTGCACCTCGGACCAATAGCGCTCGCGCATGGATTCGTCGCCGGCTAGGCTGGGCGGAGGCGCGGCGGTTTTTTGGCCATCGCCCATGGCCTGGAAAACCAGGTTACCGAAGACAATGGCCGTGCGGCGATAATGGACCTCGAGAGTCTTTTGAAGGCGGCCGTCGTAGCGAGCCAGGGGGCCATCGAGGTCCCGGGACCCGGAGGCGATTTCGCCGGCGACTGCTTGGTACTGGGCCAGCAAAACGCGCTGGACGTCTTTGGCTAGGACCGTCTCAAGAGGCGACATGGCCCGGATCAGGGTCTCGTGCACCCGACGCTTGGCCGTGTTTGTTCGAGGGTTGATCAGCACCGCTCGAAGTCCTCCTCGCCGATCCGGGTCTTAACCAGGGCGATCCGGCCCAAGCCGTACTCGGCGGCCAGTTCGACCAGCAT